AAGAATACAGCGATGTTTTTATCTTTTAACTGACGGATGTATTTAAGGCAGTCTAACGTGTTTCTGGCAAATCGGCTGATGGATTTTGTAATGATCATGTCTATTTTTCCTGCCATACATTCCTCAATCATGCGGTTGAACTCTTCACGCTTTTTGGTATTTGTACCTGTGATACCATCATCCGCAAAAATCCCTGCCAATTCCCATTCCTTGTTTTTCTTAATATAGTTTGTATAATGTTCAATCTGAATTTCATAACTTGAAGCCTGCTCCTCACTATCCGTTGAAACACGACAGTAAGCAGCCACTCGTATTTTGGGTTTGCTCTCACTAGTTTTATTATTTCCGACTCGTTTAATTGCCGGAATCACTGTGACATTTCTACTCACTGCCACTTGTTACACCTCACTTTCTATCAAACTGTAGGCATATTCCGCCTGCTTGTATGGGTCTTCATATTTTTGCACCAGAGGTTTTGCTTTGAACTTTACAGGGTAATCCGTTTTCGGTTCATCTTTAGGTTCCCTTATCCTCCCGAGCTTTTCTGCTCGTTTTCGTTTTTCTTCTCTGGCTTTTTCAAATGTCTCCTCATCAATAATGGGAGGGTAAAATTCATCGCCTAGGTAGTGCTTGTTCTGCAACATCTTACCTGCTGTGGCATGATAACAATCTATCCCAGCTTTTTTAGCAGCTTCCTTCAAAGAAAGGCCTGCCAAGTATCCGGAAAATAATTCTTTTACCTGCTCAGAAGTCTTTTCATCCACAACAGCTTTTCCATCTTCAATTCTATATCCATAGGGTGTGTGACCCATCTAATTCACCAACCTTTCCTTCAATGTGATTCCACATTTTAATTCAAAACCTACTTCCTCCCGTGAAAAGACAATAATCCTCTCTACGTAATCTTCAAACAACTCATCCTCATAAGCTGTGAGCATTTTGGACTTAGTGGCAAACTTAAGCAGACGGTCAACTTCATCTACTTTAGCAAAATTGCCATTGACGGAACGAGTAAGTTGATCCTTTTCGGCAAGAAGCCTTTCTCTTTCTGCCTCCAGTGCATTCTTTTCTTTATTAAACAGAGCAGGTTCCAGATACCCTTTGGCCATTAAACCTGTCAGTACTTGGCTCTGCTCCATGTTGTTTTCAATTTTAGTTTCCAACTCTTCAATTCTACGAAAACTCGCTGCATTGTTTTGGTTACGTAACCCATGAAAAAGTGGTCTTAATATAAACTTCTGACCGAATATGAGTTTATTCATCATCGTAACAAATGCAGTCTTTATATCTTCATCTCGAATGAACTGCATGGAACATTCCGTTATATTGCTGATATGCTTACTGCAGCACCAAGCAATGTATTTTCTTGTACCAGATGAATGAATCCGTCTTTTAAAGGTACTGCCACATTCCGAGCAGATAATTTTGCTAGAAAAGGAATATCGGTTTAGATATTTACTGTTGCGTTTTTCGATTCCTTTTTCCTTGGCTCTCTGATTGAGAATGGCATCTACAGCTTCAAAATCTTCAGGGCTGATAATTGCCTCATGGTGGTTTTCTACTAGATACATATTTTTTTCACCATAATTGGTGTGCCTGTTAAAATGGCTATCAGTATAAGTCTTTTGCAAAATAACATCGCCAGTATATTTTTCATTGGTCAGAATCCCTCTAATCGTAGTAGCTGTCCAACGACCACCTCTTTTTGAAGGGATACCCTTTTGATTAAGATCATTTGCAACTTTCTGTGTGCCTTTGCCCGATAATACCTCTGCAAAAATATACTTCACAATTTCAGCTTGCTTGGGGTTTATTATCATCTGACCGTCAATGTTTTGATACCCATATGGTGGGTAGGAAATTTTAAAGGTTCCGTTTTGGAATCGTCTTTGAATGGCCCACTTCGTATTTTCGGAAATGGAAATTGACTCACTTTCTGCAAGCCCACTTAAAATGGAGAGCATCAATTCGCTCTCCATTGAACTCGTATTGATGTTTTCCTTCTCAAAATAGATATGAACCCCAAGGTCGATCAGTTTTCGAACCATCTCCAAGCAATCTGTAGTATTTCTGGCAAATCGGCTAATTGACTTTGTAATAATTAAGTCAATTCTCCCAGTTTCACAGTCTGATAACATTCTAAGTAGGTCAGAGCGGTTTTCCTTTTTCGTGCCGCTGATACCCTCGTCATAATATAAGCCTGCGTATTCCCATTCTGGATTAGCCTTTATATAGCTCTCATACTACTGTTGGTATTCCTAGTTTTCTAAACTCGCCTTTATTTTCTTTTGGTATTTCTACCCTTCTGACTGGGTTAGGTTTATATTTCCCTTCCCTTATCTTTTGGAGCAAGGTACTTTTGTTATTTTTGAGAAACGTTAAAAGTTCGTCAACGTTCATCCCATCCACTCCGCCAGCACCTTTATTCTTCTTCACTCTTTTATAAGCCTCATTTAGGTTATTAGGGTTTAGAATTTTCTCCAGTAGACTGTCAGTCTGACAATCTGTGTTGGTGTTTTCCGTTTCAGTAATCCTTATGTGACTGTACACTCCTACATACTCTTTCTCTTCCGGAGATACCATTTGTAGGTAGTCTTCTATTTGAAGTTGTCTATACATATCTTCACCTTTGGTTACATTCATTGTCCTTTCACCTCCTAAAGTTCGGTCCTTCCTTTAATGTCTTAAGCCATTAAAGTACTATGACCTCTGCTGACTTCTCGCCATTCGTTGTTACTACAAGTTTCGTAAATAGTTGTTGCTATGACTCATTCTTGCTGACGAGACCTCCCCAGGTAAGAACGTAATCTTTCTCTCCATATATCTGCCACATTTACTATAATTAATTCCGAGTAGTTATTGGACTTTGATTTGTTTGGCAACCTTATCCTTAATTATAGCCTGATGTGATTTCTGTTCGTCAGACCAGAGATTTGCCTACATCTTCCTTCAGATTCCACCTCACGATGGACACCCTTGATGTTCAGCTAAGCCTTTCCCACTACTAGGGCAGACTAGGGACTTTCACCCATTAGATTACGCCCATGCTGGGCGCACCAAAAAAACACCCTGCATTTCTGCAAGGTGCTGACTGTAGGCATATTCTTTATCTTTTCACATCCACACTTGTGCCGGACTTAAATTCAACTGTGAATCTGTCCTCATAAACCGTGATTTTTTCAATCATTCGTCTGACCAGTGTTTCGTCATATTCTTCAATCTGTTTCGTCTGTTCTGCAAGGAACTGCTGCATCTCTGCTATCCGCTGTTTCAGACCCTCACGCTCCGCATTTTCAACCATTGCATTCTGTTTCAGTTCACGCAGGTGGTCTATTTCATCGGCAAGGTCATTATAGTCCTGCTTGGCATTGGCTCGTTTCAAAAGTTCCTTCTGTAATTCTTCCAACCTGGCATTGATGCTTTCCAGTGAACCATCATCTTCCAAAGCAAATACTGTGGCAATATTCGTTTCTAATGCCTCCAGCATTTCATCTTTACCACCAAGTACCATGTTAATGGCTTTTACCACTGCATTCTGTAAGTCGGTTTCCTGTATGGTAGGTGCATCGCAACAGCCAGGGCCATGTTCTACACGGTTTACGCAACGCCACACAATGGAATGTTTGCCCCGGTTGTTCCATGCAATCCTGCGATAAATATCTCCGCACTTAGAGCAGTAAACAATGCTGGAAAGTGCATACTTGCTGCTATAAACCCTTTTCTTGCGATTTTCCCCGCTATGCAGATTTGCCCGTCTGAGCATTTCTTCCTGCACCTGCATATAAATGTCACGGGGAATAATAGGTTCGTGGCTGTTTTCCACATAATACTGTGGAACAATACCATTATTCACAACACGCTTTTTGGTAAGGACATCCACCGTATAAGTCTTTTGAAGAAGTGCATCACCAATGTATTTCTCGTTTTTCAGGATTTTTTTGATGGTTTCCGGACGCCATTTGGTTTTCCCTGCTGCCGTGAGTATCCCATCCACCTCAAGACCTTCTCCTATTTGTTTCAGGCTTGCACCCTGCAGGTATTCCCGGTAAATGCGTTTTATGATTTCTGCTTCATCCGGCTCAATAATAAGATGCCCGTTTTCATCTTTTGTATATCCCATGAAACGGTTGTGATTAACCTGCACCTCGCCATTCTGGTAACGAAACTGCAGTCCTAACTTTACGTTTTTGCTCAGGGATTCCGATTCCTGCTGTGCAAGACTGGCCATAATGGTAATGAGAACCTCTCCTTTGGAATCCATTGTGTTTATATTTTCTTTTTCAAAGAATACGGGGATATTCTTTTCTTTTAACTGACGGATATATTTCAGGCAGTCCAGAGTATTTCTTGCAAAACGGCTGATGGACTTGGTAATGACCATGTCTATGTTGCCAGCCATACATTCTTCAATCATCCGGTTAAACTCTTCACGCTTTTTGGTGTTGGTACCCGAAATACCATCATCTGCAAATATCCCGGCAAACTCCCAGTCATCATTTTTCTTTATGAGATTGGTGTAATGCTCCACCTGTGCATCATAACTTGTGGCCTGTTCATCGCTGTCTGTACTGACACGGCAGTACGCTGCGACCTTTAATTTCGGCTTTTCTTCCCTGTTCACGGTATTGCCGACACGCCTCCGTGCCGGAATAACTGTTATATTCTTACTCAACTTTTTCCACCTCGCTCTCTATCAGGCTGTATGCGTATTCCGCCTGTTCAAATGGATCTGAAAATTTTACAGGAACTTCCTTTAATGAAAAATGTGTATCCACTGTCATGTTCGGCCTTTTCTCCAGTTCCCGAATCCTGCCAAGCTTTCCTGCTCTTGCAATGCGTATTTCTTCAGCCTTATCAAATAATTCCTTTTCAATAATGGCGGGGTAATATTCATCTCCAGGGTAGTGTATATTTCGTAGCATTCGCCCGGCACTGCCATGGAAAATTTGAAGTCCTGCTTTCTCTGCCGCAGTTTTAAGGGCAAGTCCTGAAATATAACCCTCGAATAAAGTTCTTACTCTCTCTGCCTGCTCCTCATCGATGACTGCTTTGCCGTCAACAATCTTGTATCCATATGGTATATGTGCCACTATCTCACCAGCCTTTCTTTCAAGTTTAATCCGCATTTCATCACAAATATGATTTCATCCCTCGATACCACGATAATGCTTTCAACATGGGCAAGAAAAACATCGTCATCATATTCCGTAAATGTTCTGCCTCCGGAAACAGCTTTGATCAGTTTTTTCAAAGCATCCACCTTCGTTCTGTCACCACTAACGGAATTCATAACATTGCTTTTCTCGTTCTGTAAACGATGCTCTTCCTGAACCAGCCTATTGTTTTCACTGTTAAAGAGTGCAGGCTCTAGCAGCCCGCTTGCCATAAGGCTTGTCAGCACCTGCCTTTGTTCCGTATTCTTTTCCAGTTTGTCTTCGTATTCCTGTATCTGCAACAATCGGTCTTTATCATCCAGTCCCTGCAGATTATGAAGTAAAGGCTTTAGCACAATCTGATGGGCAAATGCCAGTTTATTCATCATGGTAAGAAATGCAGCTTTGATACCTTCATCTGTGATGTATTTCATGGAACAGGAATTCTTGTCCTCAATATGACGTGTGCAGCACCAGGCTACATAATTGCCACTCGGTTTATAATGCTTTCTGCGTTTGAACACTCCACCGCACTCACCACATCGAATCCTGCCGGAAAAACCATAACGGTTTTGGTAACGCTGTGTGTTTACTCCGTTACCTTTTTCTTTTCCCCGCTGGTCTAGTACTTCATTTGCTTTTTCGAAGACCTCATGGCTCACAATTGCCTCGTGATGCCCTTTACATAAATACTGGTCGCATTCCCCTTTATTCAAATGACGGTTAAAACTGCTGTCCGTATAGGTTTTCTGAAAAATGGCATCTCCCGTGAACTTTTCATTGCGGATAATAGCGTTGATGGTTCCGGGCGTCCAGTTACCACCTTTTTTACTTGCAACACCCCGCTCATTCAGTTCCTTTGCAATGGCATGTGTACTTTTTCCTGCAAGTGTATCAGCAAATATCTGTTTTACAACTTCTGCCTGTTCCGGCACAATTACCATCTCACCGTTTTCATTCTTATATCCATACGGTGGGTAGGAAATGATAAATGTTCCGTTCTGAAAACGTTTCTGTACAGACCATTTGCTGTTTTCGGAAATGGATACCGATTCACTCTCAGCAAGACTGCTCAAAATGGAAAGCATCAGTTCACTCTCCATGGCACCCGTATTAATGTTTTCTTTTTCAAAAATCACGGTTACCTTTAAATCCAGCAGTTTTCTTACCAGTTCCAAGCAGTCTGTCGTATTTCTGCTGAAACGGCTGATAGACTTTGTAATGACCAGATCTACCATACCCTTTTCACAGGCATCCACAAGGGAAAGCAAACCATCCCTGCATTCCTTTTTCGTACCCGTGATGCCTTCATCATAATAAAGCCCCGCATACTCCCATTCATCATTGGATTTGATATAATCCTCATAATGTGCTTTTTGTGCCTCAAGGCTGATAAGCTGTTCATCACTTGCCGTGGACACTCGGCAGTATGCTGCAACACGGATTTTCTTTTTTAAGGATAAGGCTTTATTTTCCTCGATTTTCGTTATTCTTTTCATCATCTCACCTCACTTTCGGTATGGACATATTCCCGTAAAAGTGCCGGAATATCAAGTCATTCAGGACATAATCTCCACCAGATACGGAGAGAAAGTTTTGCGATTCTTCTCTGTTATCTTGTCAAATTCATCCACAGTAATCAGACCTCTCTCCAGCATCCGTTTCAACAGTTTCTGTGCCATGCAGTATTTATAATCATTTTTTAGCTGTTCTTCTGTCATGCGTGGCTTTATAAAGGCAGGAGAAACTCCCGGTTCTGTAATCTTCGTTACAATTCTGTTTTCGTTTGTCATAAAAAAACACCTCCTGCCTAATAGCCCCGGCAGGAGGTAAAATTGGACAGTCTGTCTAATCTTTTTTATAAAATTCCGTTTCATAACCATCGGCTCGAAGTAGCAGTCCCTTAATCCATGGTGGTGTTCTGCCCATCTGTTCACAGATGGCATCCACCGATACATCCTTACTGCATTCAATAATAAGTTCATCGTGGACGTGACCACAGATAAAACAGTGTGACAAAGTACGCATGGCATAGGCAAGAATATCACGACTGATGGCCTGTACGATATTTTCCACAAACTTAGGTCCGTAGCTTTCGATTCGCTCCCATTTCTTTGTAGCACCGACCCCTTCATAGGTCACAGACTCGCCGCCGAATATGTTTTCTCCCATACGGGGTTTTACATAGGAGAGCATTCTGCCGGATGGCAGCTTTATAAACAGCATACCGCTTTTGCATATAAAACGGATGCCATTAACTTCTGTAGTGATTTTTTGCTTAACAGCTGTTTTTACGGCTCGGTCAACATCCCACCAGAACTGCACTATCATCGGATTGGCACTTCGCCATGCATCTACAAGTGGCTGCAGTTCTTCTTCGGCAAGTCCCATGTCCAGTGCTCCCATCGATTTCAAGGCACCGACAGAACCACCATAACCGAGTGCCAGCTCCGCAATCTTACCTTTCTGCCTCAGATGACTATTTACCCCGTGCTTTTCCACAGGAACATGAAACATCTTACTGGCTGATTCACAATAGATGTCACCACCATTTGCAAAGACTTCAGATCTCCATGTTTCCCCGGCAAGGAAACTGAGTACTCTTGCTTCAATGGCACTAAAATCCGCTACCACAAACTTCATACCATCCCTCGGCACAAAAGCAGTACGGATAAGCTGTGACAGTGTATCCGGGATATCCTCATATAAAAGTTCCAAAGCGTCATAATCGTCTGCTTTTACAAGGGAACGAGCCTGTTCCAAATCCGGCAGATGATTCTGGGGAAGATTCTGCAACTGTATCAGTCTGCCCGCCCATCTCCCGGACCTGTTTGCCCCGTAGAACTGAAACATCCCTCTGGCACGTCCGTCTTCACACACAGCATTTTCCATTGCCTGATACTTTTTGACCGAGGATTTGGCAAGCTGCTGTCTTAATGTCAGCACTGAATTTAAAGGCTCCCTGACAGTTTTGAGTAATGCTGCAACGGTCTTTTTATCAAGAGATTCTGTTTGTAATCCATTATCCGAAAGCCACTGTTTCATCTGCTGCACTGAGTTTGGATTTTCAAGTCCCGTCAGCTTTTTCATTTTCTCAGTCAAATGATTCCTGGAACGTTCATCAATGGAAATGGCATTTGTCACAACATCCATGTCAAGGGCAATGCCACGGTCATTGATTTCCTGATCAAGGCAGTATTCCTGCCACACAAAGTCAGGAACAGGAAAATTTGCAAGTTTACCCTGAATGGCCATTTCAACTTCAACATCACGTTTGTTATAAGAAACAAACAGTTTCCATTTTTCAATATCGTGCTGTGGAAGATTCCGCTTTCTGCCACCATTGATTTTCGTAGGTTTACAAGGCATACAGAAATAACGGATGAGGTCTTTTCCCTCTTTCAGTTTCTGTTCTTCCAGTCCAAGCACAGCACCGGCTCCTGCAAGGGAAAGTGGCAGCCCCATATAGGCAGACCACACACAGGAGCATCTCCATGAAGACGAGTCAAGATAATCTCCGACACTGTCCTCCGAAATACTGTAACTGCTAAAATACTGCGGATAATGTTTCTTAAGATATGCGGACAGACAGACTCTTTCAAACTGTGCATTAAAGGCCCATTTCAAAACAGTATCATCCGTCAGTGCCTTAAGGATTTCATCCGGGATGGATTCTCCCTGTGCCAGATCCACCACCTGAACTGCTGCACCATTTATCGAATATCCAAACAGTAACACTTCAAACACATGAGACTGGACATATTTATATACCCCACATTTCTGCAGGTCTACATCAGAAAATGTTTCTATATCTATCGATATTGTCTTTATTTTGCTCATAACATTCCTCCAATACTATGACAAAGGCGGCAAAGATAAACTCTGCCGCCCCGCCACTCATTTATTAAAACAGGATTAAGACAGGAATCCCTCGTCTTCCTCCGTGGCAAAATCGTCCTCTGCACGGGACTTGCCACCAAGAGGCTCTCCATCCTTAATCTTCTGAAGGTTGTTAAGACCACAGGCAATTCCCTTATTACCATTGGAGTTGAAAGCGTAAAGGTTAATGCTGGCACGACCATAAACACCACTGTACACTTCACTTCTGTCGATAATAGGCTGGCAGCTTGCATCTACAATGCCCGGTGCCGATGCACTGTTGGCATTGATAAAATAACTGTCTGCATATGCAGGGTCATCCGGTCTTTCAGTATCTCCATCACGGAGAGGGGTTTTAAGTACCGAAAGTGCCGGAACGGTTTTTCCGTTACCCTTAAGCTTGCCCTGACCTTCTTCATAGGCTGCCTGAATTGCTGCCTGAATCTTTTCTACCGTTTTGGTATCAGATTTAGGAATGATAAGGCTCACACTGTACTTAGGAGTACCACCGTTAATAGACTTAGGCTCCCACACATTTGCATAAGACCATCTTGTTTCCGGACCTGTAATTACTTTCATTGGATTGTTCATTGTTGACATATTTTTGTCCTCCTTAATTTTCACTAAAATCTTCAACTGCTGTATTCATTTCCGGACGTTTGTCACTCTCCGGTACGAGTGTCGGTTTGCCCTGTGGCTTGTACACAAGACTGCCGAGTAATTCCTCGAACTTTTTCTTTCCGAGAATTTTCTGCATGGCCGTGATACCCGCTACTTTCTTTTCGTAAGGGTCAAAGCCTGCCTTTGTTACTACATCCGCCACCTTTGTTTCATCGGTGTACTTACGGTTGGAGCGTCCTTCCACAACCTTAAAGCCCGTGTATCTGGTTCCGCTGACTGCCTGCTTGAGGGCATATTCCTTTACATCTTCTGCCCAGGAGGTAAGTTCATCCACTTTGGACAGGATGACTGCAATCTCCTCCTCACTTAATGTTGCAGGCACTTCAAAATCATATCTGGCAAGTTCCATGTTGTATTCCATACGCTTGCGGCAGGTTGCCTTGACCCCGCAGAACTTACAATGCTCACCTGCCTTAAATTCTCCTTTGCCTTCGTAGGCAAGTGCTGCGGTAGGAGCAAGGATTTCATCCGCCCACTTCATAAGTTCTTCCTTTGAAATCGTATAGGTACTGATATTTTCACGTCTTGGCTGGTAAATGGTCATGCTGACGGTATCCACATCGTAAATACCATCGAAGAGTTCCAATGCTCCAAGAGCATAACACATCATTTGAGGGTTCTTTTCTGCTGACACAAGCACACCAAGTCCATGCTTGTAATCAATCACAGAAACCGTGCCGTCTGCTACGATAACGCAGTCCCCAGTACCAAATCCTTCTTTTACATATTTGGAGAAATCCAGTCTTTGTTCAATCAGCACTACCGGGTCAGCACAGGTTTCCCTGACCTTTTTAAGCTGTTCCACCACAAAACCCGCATATCCGTCAGCACATTCTTCCATCTCCTCATCATAATAGGAAAGGTTCTCCGTAGGATCTTTGGCATCTATGCCGAGCAGTTTTTTTAGCTTATACTCACAAAGAATATGTGCGTCCGTTCCTTGTCTGGCATATTCGCTACCCTTATCTTCTTTATCAGCACAAAGTCTGGCTGATGGTGGACAGGCAAGCCATCTGTGGCTGCTTGATGCAGAGAGCAATGCGTGTTTTCCCATATCACAGCACCTCCGCATCCGCAAGCAGGGCTGCATATTTTGACGGGTCAATATCCGACAGTTTGTCTGCCCCATATTTAATCAGGAGTTCCTTGACCTTTGCCGTATGTCCCTGACGTGATTTTTCTGCCAGCACCTTACGGACATCCGTAATGGATAGCTGCACTTCCTTCTTCTCTTTGTTCTCCTTAATTGGCTCTGCCTTGTCTTCTTTGCAGTCAGAACTAAACATCTGTGTCAGCGTTTCAGAAATGCTGATAAGGCTTTCTCCACAACGCTTTAATTCTGAAAGTTCTGCTGCAAGTTCGCTCATTTTACTCATGAACTTGTCCTCCTTCCTTGATTTCCGCTATAGCCAGTTCCGAAACGGTATCACCCGGTACGATAATGGTCAGTTTTTGCTTATCACCGAGAAGAAAACGCAAGAGGCGTTCTCGCACGGTAATATTGCGGCAACTGACAACACCGTTCTTTTTTGGCTCTTTGGAAACACTAATTTTCAAATTGTGTTTCATATCCGTCACCTCTTTCCGAGGGTTTCTTTTCTTGTGACCCTCTACCTATTAGCCTTGGGAAGAACACAGATTGGACAGCTTTCTTAAAATTTTTCAAAAAAAAATAAGACCCGGAAGGATTTCTCCCTCCGAGCCTCATAAAACCTGCATATTCAGTTATCCCAAAAGTTTATTCACTTTCTTCTGCACAGCAGCATAATCATATCCGGCAGCCGTAAGTTTCTCCTTACGCTCTGCTCCATTCCCCCAGTCACCACGGATGACTTCCTTTGCAATCTCATCAACAGATTTTAACTTTACTGTTTCTTTCTTCTCTGCAACAGTTTCCTGCACAATACAATAAGAAGGATTCTCAAGCCAAATCCATCCTGCTCCACTCTTGAGCCTGCCCCATCCGTCCTTTACTTCCACAATGGTAAAGACACCCTTGCCTGTCTGCCCATTGACTTTTCCTTTCATGGAAGGCTGTGAACGATAATTCAAATCATCCACAATGACTTTTACCGTAAATGGTGTAGACGGAAAATCAGTCACCGTATCTGATTTTGAAGGTGCAGAAACATTAGCATCGGAAACATCATACTGTGTCAGATTCCACTTCTCAATAATGGAACATAACTTCTCCATATAAGTAAGTGAAGTCGCATAACCGCCATCCTTTATAAGCTGTGCCACTGCTTTGTAATCCGTCATACCCTTGATGCCCTTATAACGGAGTGACTTTCCGTTCTTGGCTCCAAGCAGATATGCAGAATGGTCTGCAACGGAATCTTCCACGCAAGGATATTTTCTGAAATCCGCCGTAATGGTTTCATAACTGCCGTCAGCATTCTGTTCCTTTGTTTCTTTGGTGTAAATGCTTGTCCCATCCCAGGAAGAACCGCCCCATGTATTCCCGGATAATGATTTCTTCATGCCAAACATATTGTTGGCTTTCTGGGCAAGTTCACTCTTGCCGTACCCTGATTCCAGAATAAACTGTGCTGCAGAAATGGATGCGAGAATACCACTCTTCTTCATATCCTCACGGCAGAGATTACCAATAATCGGAATGGCATCCTTTTCAGAAAATCCTGCAAACACATCTGCCTGTGTGCCGGATGTCACATCTGAAGAATCACTCATCTTCTCCTTCACAGCCTTACGGAAGGTATCCATTGTATATCCCATTCCAAGCTGACTCCACAAATGCTCCGGGTCACCATGGTTAGATGCGATTCCCCTTGCATAGCCTTCCTTATGGCTGATAATTACACCATCAGCAAGTGGATTCAAACCAAACTTCTGACAAAGCATGGCAAACAACTCCACAGCTGCCTTATAGGTTCTTTCTGTCACAGCCTTTGCAGTATCCAAATCAGAACACTTAAATGATGCACCACCTGTATAGGTAATGCAGGAAGGCTCACACATTTCTATGCCAATATGGGTATTGTTTCCACTTCCATTGATGGAAGAACCGCAGTGCCATCCTCTGTGGTCCCAAGGGAGTGTCTGATATACCGTTCCATCATTTCCATCAATAAATCCGTGGACACAGGCTCTGTCAAATGACTCACTGTTCCATGAATTAATAAAGGCTGATGCCTTCGGCTGGGGGCAGCCAACCGAATGTAACATCAGCCCTTTCACTGTAATCTTTCTCCTGGCTTTATAGCACGGATTTTTTGTAAGAATGCTCTCCACAAGTTTCATATTACTCATCATCTCCCTTCACTTCTGGGATACCTGCAATACTTGTAAGCAGTGACAGGATACCCGCCAAAGCTGATGCACTCGCAACCATTACCCAGTTCACATCTCCCAACACGGCAGATGTCCCGATTGTTGCCACGGCAGTCTGTGCCACCGTCTTGACGGCTCTTACTCCCGACGCCTTAATCCAGTTTTTCCAGTAATTACTCATTGTCCTGTTCCTCCTTCTTTTTGTTTGGTAACTGTAAAAGCTGTTCCCTACGGCTATCAAGGATGCCGTTCTCCCCAAGGCTGTGGTATGCCTTGTACTGATTTTCCCAATCTTCCATATGCTCCTCGCTAATCCAGCCAGAATCCATGTAGAAGTGGTACTGTTCCAGAAGCTGTGACCTCATCTGAGCCTGCTGTGCTTTTGCTAAAACTTTGAGTTGCTTTGTGTACTGCACGCAGCACTTAATGCACCACGAAGCCATTGCAAAGATTGTAGGAATGCCAAGTGCCCCAAGCCATGCAATGATTTCTTTGATTTCTCCATTCATAAAATCTCTCCTTCCATAAATTTGTGTATGAAAAAAGCAGCCCTCTATGGACTGCCTTATCATCGATTATTGCTCCTGCAAAATGTATGTGATTTTCATTGTCTTATCTGCCGTCTTTGTAACCGGGACATCCAGATTATTGATGGTGGCAAGATAATTACATATCATATACCACCCGGAGGTTGACCATGTTCCATAATCACCAAAATACAACAACGGTTCATTCCTTACCGGGGTCAGGTTCATTTCGTGACTGCTGTTAAACAGTGACTTTGCCTCCGGGGTAATAATCTCATTCGTTGTTGTGTTTGCGATTAAAAGCTGATCATCATTACATTCATAATAAAGGCGGCCGTTGATATATGCTTTCGGATATCCTGAAACTGCTCCTGTGTTTATTCTTTTGAACTTCACAACATTAGCAGGATTGTTTATCTGAATCTTGTATAATTCATACGGGGAATCATACCCTCTTACAAAAAGAAATCCCTCATATACATACATATGCCAGCTACTGTTTGACTGGATGTAAACATCCGTGGTATTCGTTACTTCATACTGCTTAACCTCCCAACTGTCCAGTTTAATCTCCGTCACAAGAAATGTTCCATTCGGTGCAATCCTGTATTCATTTGCCGTGGTTATATATAAGCAGTCATTTGTCGGATCATAATTATATCCCCAGTATCCGATACGAAGCGGTGATGTCAGTTCACTTATTTCTATCTCTTTTATCAAAGGCTTCTTATAAAAAACATTATCCAAAATGGATACGGATTTCAGAAATGTTCTCCTCTTTGTGATGTGGATATGGTTTTTATCTGCAACCTTAAAGTAATAGGCACAATCCTGTTCACGGTCAATCAGGAAAATCAGTTCCGTTGTTCCAATCGTCATGCCTGAATATCTGCTGCTTGTAGACGCACCTGTTCTGTCCGGGTAGACATACTGTAATGTATCCTCTGCTATACTCTGCATCAGCGGATAGCTTGTCGTATATTCTGCATTCTTATATCCGTACGATGTAAACCCACCGTTTTTATGACTGAGGCACACACTTGCAATTGTACCGTTAGCCTGACTGGTAGCAAAATCATACACATATTTCACATAGCGGTCTTTCAGGTTCACTTCCGATTCCGTCTGATTAAACCCACCACGGCACGTATTTTTTGTGTTATTCTGTACCCCATACGCAGCACATCCTATCAGACTGGCATCAGCCGGAGGGTAATAGTCATCCGGATTTTCCGGGATTTCCTTGTCAAAGCACAAAATTCCTCCAAGTAGTGTCTGGTAGTATGGCACAAACTCGCTGAAGTATCTGTTTGGACGGTTCGACAGGCCAAGCGGTCTGAAGATATCCGTCAGGGCATTGGTAACCATGTTGTGGTTTTCATACACTTCCTTTTCCCCTGTTTTCACATCGGTAAGTTCAATCTTAGTTGTTCCCATCAGTTTTGCCATCGTCATCATCTCCATTTCTGTAATTCATAATAAAAGTGGTAAGTGTTGCATCCCCTGCCAACCAGAATCTGAATGTGATTGTCTTGCTTTCTGACAGTCCCGCAAAAAGGACCTCCAAATCCATAAGCAAAAAATCAGCCATCGGCACTTCATCCGTATAGGCTTCTCCATCATAACTGTACTGTACCGTGACATCTCCCGTATACTCCGCATTCAGCGCCTTGATACCAAGGACTGTTTCATCCGATAAATCAGCCATACATTCGATATACTGTTTGGGCGGCGTTCCCGTAATCATGGCATTAAGCGGAAATGCCCTGCTGTCACTCCAGCTTAAGACTTCCGGCAATGTCAGTTCCTTTATAAGTTCCCAGTCAGGCAGTTTCTGAAATCCTCTTGTCTTAAATAACAGAGAGGTTATTTCCGTTTCTTCCAAGGCAACAAGCACATCCTCACATTCCCCACTTTCTTCGTTTATTAACTCGTTTTGTACTGTATAAAGTACTCCCTCTCCATCCCTTATCAGCACCTTAAACGGAACAAGCAAATCTATTGGGGTGTACTTTATTTCATAAGTCTTTGATTCCGGGTAATACTGAAATGTAATATCCGGGGAGGCATCTGTCGGTTTTGTAAAGGTGTAGGTCTTATCTGCCACAAAATCAAATGCTCCATCATAACAGGAAATCGGCACATCAATCATATGAAGGGTGATGTCCCCGGTATCCCAGAAAATAAGATCATATTTAATCTGATAATCCACCCCGGATGCATTGTAATGGGACCAGCCTTCCCAGCGTATCTTTAGGAATCGGTAATAGCTGTATAATGTTCCTTCTTCACGGTACAGGGAACGCATTCTGGAGTCCCTGTTATTGATTTTTAAGTTTGATGTATCCGTGCCAATTCCCCAGTAAGAATCCCCATGTGCAAAAATGGAGGATACCTTACTGTCCTTAAAGAGCAGAAAATCTGCTCCATTGACAGCAAGAGTACCTCCGTCATAATTGTTACTATTCTGCAAAAGGCAGGTCATGTTCGTTACCCCTGCAGCGAATATTTCATTTACACTGTCATAATTCATAAGCCAAATTCCACTCCTTTCACACCGTCAAATTTTGATGTGTCTACCACAAGACTTTCCATAAATCCGCTGTCTGTTTCCAAAGATACAGATGTCTGCTCTTCGGTCACCGTTGCTTTAAGTTCAAAGAAACCATGCGTAGTATCCACTTCCTCCGGCACTTTAACGGAAGTATCTGATGCATTGATTACTTTCTGTAATCTGTAACCTTCCGATGTTCCATTCACTGTAATCTGCTCCACCGATTCCAAGAAGGATGTGTCAATCAGCAGATTTTCCATAAATCCATGTTCCAAGGACTCTGGAGCTGATGCAAGACTATGCCGTTTTCGTAATACAAACTGCTCATTACTGTTTACCGTCACATAACCGTTATACTTTGGATTTCCCCTGATGGAAGTCAGAACAAAGGTGCGAAGTATCTCTGCAATCCATGTCCTGTCGGTAAAGGTATCCACACCAAAGTCCATCTCCGTAATGGCAATGTTTCCTATAGACTGTGATATACCCGACCTTCGAATATTTGGAAATGCAACAGTCAGCTTATCCTCAAACGCATCAGCCACAAACGGAACATCACTGATTTTTACAAATCCGATATTCTCATTGATATTGATGCGACCGTTCCAGTCTCCAAGTCCTGCAGCAAGTCCCTGTCCGCTTATGGTTGCCCTTATCTGTGCCTCTCCTATCTTCACTGAGCCTTCCGATATTTTCAGATACATGGAAAATGTATTGGAACTCTTCTCTATAACCTTCGTTATGGGATAGAACAGGGTCACAATGTGCTTTCCGTAAATACAGTTTTTGGTCGGCATAAAATTATCAACGGTTTCTCCATTCATTTTATAGATGATGGAAAGTTCAGGATTTTCGATAATTACCTCTTCCGTTTCTCTTTCTTCTTCCAGCTTAATGACCTCAAGCAACATCTCACAGTGAAAAGCTGCCGTTGTGTCCTCCGTAGCCGTAAAATCAATATCCATCACCTTTGTCAGCGACTGTCCTATATTAAACGGACTGACATTTACAAAGTTATATACAACGGTTTTTCCACTCTCCACCGACTTCAAAAGACCCGTAATATTCTTTTCATTCTTACTCTTTGCACCTGCAAGTCTTGGATTCTTACCAACGCATTTTATGGACATCTTTCCATAAATTCTGCACTCCATACTTGTGATACAACTGACCTTATCTTCATCAGCGTGTCCACCCGTAAACTGCAGGATGTCTCCCGGCTCTAATGCCGGATTTCCTATCGTGGTACTGTTAAATGGAACATAATTTACCTTCTGAAGTGCCGTCAGTATTTCCCGGAGCATTCTCTCCCTTGTAGATTTGAGACCAAACTGCATCAGGGGATTGATTCCAAGGTTCATGGTCAATGCATCATCCGTTTCCATTGCGATATACTCTGATGTCTGGTCTGTCTGGTTTGTTGAGGATACTGCCGTATACCTTGTTACAAAATCAGAATAATTGCTGTCATACCGTTCTTTCTGCGGAATTGTCAATACAGGTTTATTGTCATACTGCTTTAACACAAACCTTCCATAACGGTCAATCTGGCAAAAACATCCGACTACCTGTGCCACATAAAAAATCAAATCCCTGAATGTTTCAATGTCATTATCCGCATAAATTCCAAGCGTTGTTCCGCCATTCGGCAATGCCGTAATCTCCGTCACCGATTGTGCCATTTCCACCTTACAGGTATCACAGGCAATCTTTAAGAACTGATAAGGTGTACCGCTTGAGGACTCCAGTTTCATTGCTTTTTCAAATCGGAGCATATAATCATACCCCTTAATCTCCAGGGTTCTTATTCCCCGGTTCGCCTCAGACACTTCAAATACTCCCATCGGTATGGTTTCAACCGTACCATCCAATAAAGTAAGCGAATAAAAAAGCCTTACCACAGCATCTTCCAATGTATATCTGTCTATTTCGGAAAACAGACTGATGCCCATTTCCGCAGCATACACAGTTCCAAGTTCGATTTCCGTATCAGAACAGCACTGCCACTTAATATACCCGGAGCCTTTCACAATGTCTTTTGCACCAAATTCATATATCCTGCCACCCTTGGTTGTGATTGTTCCGTGCCACTCATATTTTCTTGTATTCTGCCTTACTGCATTTTTAAATTTTTCTGATACATCAAACACAATGCCACCTCCGTTACATTTCATTCAGAGTAAAGGACACCATCCATAAGCCTTTATAAGATGTATCCTTCTTAAGTGCTGCCTTGAATCCTGAAATATACATCTCTGTTTCCTTTAGTTCCAATGTTTCCGTATCAAAATACTGCACGGTTATCTTTGCCATCTTCGAATATGCCGTGAGCTTTTTTAACCAATTCGGAGAAACAGAAAAAGAAACGGAAATGGTAGCCACTCCGCTTCTTACAACATCCCTCTGTGTAGTTCCTGCTTCTGTTTCTCCTCCCGTATCGGCCTCCACATCTGCCAGATCTACTGAATAAGAGTCCGGCAGTGGCAGGTTATTTCCGTTGAACACCAAATACTGCATATATGCCATTCTACCTTCCTCCACTTCTGATATTTGCTCTCTGCTGTGCGGATACAATCACTTCATCAAGCATTGTTCCTCCGATATAAACCGGGATAACTGTATCCCCACCATTCAGATTGATTCCGGCGAATGCCTCACGGATTGCTCCCACAATGTCTGCCGTGTTTCGAGCCGATGAGCGTGATGTGGTTTCCATTGCCGATGTGGTTGCACTCACATTCGGATTGATAACCATATCCTGCGACACCCCTTCCACAGCCTTTGCCACCACATCTTTACTCTTATTAATTCCTTTTGCCAGTCCGTCCATGAAGTCAGGCATCCATGACTCGTATTCCGTCAAAGGTCCCTCATCCGGCACAGAGAAATGAAGGAATGACTTAATCTTATCTGCCACGCTCTTTACGGCATCTCCCACTGCACCGATGCAGCTTTTAATACCGTTCACAAGTCCCATGACTAAATCCTTTCCCCAGGTAACTGCCTGTGAAGCAAGTCCCGTGATATGGTTCTTAACATTCGTGAAACCATTCTTTACGGCATTCAGCACATTCGTCATTGCTCCCTTTACGGCATTGACGATTCCATTGAATACATTAGAAACACAATTCTTAATAGCACCAAGAACCGTAGAAAATGTATTTTTTATGGTATTCCATATCGTGCTGATGGTACTCTTGATAGTATTCATGATGGTAGTGATGGAATTTTTCACTGCCGTGAAATCCCCAGTAATCAGTCCCTTTATACCGCTTACCACGGCGGATATGATGGTCTTGATTGCATTCCACACTGTGGTAAACACAGTCTTAATGGCATTCATCACTGTAGTAACAACCGTCTTTATGGTATTCCACACATTGGTAATCACTGTTTTTATCACATTCAGCACAGTCTCTATAATGGTTTTATAGATATTGAACTGCGTGGTAATGATGGTTTTTATCACATTGAATACCGTGGTAAAAACACCCTTGATGGCATTCCACACTGTGGTAATCACGGTCTTTATTACATTCAGCACGGTTTCTATAATAGTTTTATAGAAATTAAAATAGGTAGTCACCAGCGTTTTGATGACTCCAAGCACCGTTGTAAATATGGACTTGATTCCCTCCCAAACTGCTGAGAAGAATGATTTGATTGCATTCCACACCGTAATGGCTATCTGCTTTACATTCTCCCAGAGGTCAATCCAGAACTGCCGGAATCCCTCACAGTTATTCCACAGATAAATGAACGCAGCCACAAGCGCCGTAATGGCTGCAATGATAAGGAATATCGGATTTGCAAGCATTGTGGTATTAAGTGCTGCAAATGCTCCTTTTACTACATTGATTACTCCTGCAATCTTCGGAACAACCGTCATAATCGTACCGACTGCTGATATTACCTTACCAATGATGATAAGTACCGGTCCCAACGCCCCGGCTACAAGTGCAACCGTTACAATAATCTTCTTCGTTCCTTCATCAAGGGAGTTCAGCCAATCTACCACACTCTGTACTGCACTTACGATACTTTTTAATGCAGGCATCAATAACTGACCAAAAGAAATAGCCAGCCCTTCAAGAGCTGACTTTAGAAGTGTTAACTGACCCTGTAAGTTATCAAGCTGTGTATCTGCCATCTGCTGTGCAGCACCACCGCTGTTTGTGATGGACTCCTGAAGGCTGTCCCATGTACTTCCCGTATTGGCAAGTAAAGCATTTACAGAAGAAAGGTCTGTCTTATTAAAAATGTTTGATATGATATTGGATTTTTCTTCCGAGGTCATACCATCCATGCTTGTATTCAAATCTCCGAGGATATCATTCATGGAACGCATATTTCCTTCGGAGTCATACACATCAACACCAAGCTGTTCCATGCTGGCAGCCGCCTTATCGGTAGGGTTCTGCAATGAAAGAATGATGTTTCGAAGATGTGTACCACCCTCTGCACCCTTGATACCATTGTTTGCAAGGATACCAAGTGCCGTATTCAGTTCTGCCGTCCCACCTTTGACAGACTTGGCAGTCGCACCGATGGTAAGAATACCTTCCCCCAACTGTGCAACGGATGTATTTGTGGTAGAAGCCGTCTTTGCCATCTGGTCTACCATCCTGTCGGCATCGGATGTTTCCATGCCAAGTGCTGACATGGCATCCGTTACCATATCGGATGCAGACGCAAGGTCAATCCCACCTGCCGCCGCAAGGTTTAAAACGGTTGGAAGTGTGTCTGCCATTTCCTGTGTACTGTAACCTGCAAGTGCAAGGTAGTTTAATGCCTCTGCACACTCCGTGGCAGAAAAAGCAGTGGACGCGCCCATCTCCTTTGCAAGGTTGGATAGTGCGTCCATCGTATTAACACTCTGCCCGTCAAGGGTAGACATGGAGTCTTTTGTAATTCCCATTGTAGCCTGCACCTGACTCATGGAACTTTCAAAGTTTGCAGCCGTGGTAACGGATGCCGTTCCAAGTGCAGTCACTCCTGCCGTAACCGGGAGAAGTTTCTGTCCGGCAGAAGAAATGTTATCTCCCACCGTTTTCATCTTCTCGCCCGTGGCAGAAATCTTCTGAAGTGCCGTGGCAGACTGGTTTGCCTGTGTTTCAAGACTTCTCAGGTTCTGCTCCGTTTCTACGATTTCTCTCTGAAGGGCATCATACTGCTCCTGTGAAATATCCCCATTCGCAAGTGCTGTGTTAGCCTGCTCTGCTGCTGTTTTCAGAGTTTCCAGTTTCTGCTTTGTTTCTTCGACTGCCTGTGCCAGGAGTTTTTCCTTCTGTGCAAGAAGTTCCGTATTACCCGGATCCATTTTTAACAGTTTTTCTACATCCTTAAGCTGTGTCTGGGTAGACTTGATTTCCCCGTTCAGTCCTTTAAGGGCAGTCTGTAGTTTCGTGGTATCCCCACCAATCTCTACGGTAATACCCTGTATTCTGCTTGCCATCGGTCATCCTCCTTTCCTTAAAAATGGGCATAATAAAAGCACCGACATTTCTGCCGATGCTCATAAATCAATTACAAATATTTATAAAACTATTCACTTATTCAGGACTAAAACAAACTGAAAGTTTCTGTCGCTTTGTAAAATTGGAATTTGTAGTTATCTATACTCATTTGGAATTTCGATATGAAATGTCTCACACAATAACTTCACATCATGCACATCATTCTCATCAAATTCGTATCCCAGATGGAACATTACTTGACTATATGGTTCAATACAGGAAACCTCTATCTCCTCAATTTTTCCTTTGCCCGAAAAAGTTTCTATCGGAAAACAATCCCCCTCATAAAGAATTTCACCTTCGCCCGTATATTCAAAACAATGCAAATCAACAATTCTGTTTTTCGCATCTTCCCATACAGTATGGTTCAATGTTGTATATTCCATCTTAATCTCATAAAAGTCATTAGCTTTCATCATCTCTATAAAGTTCTGATAATCTTTCTTTTCTACAAAAATATCAATATCGTTATGGGCTCTTGACTGATATCCAAGAAGAGCATCTACACCCCAGCCGCCATCAAGAAAGACTTTAATCTCCGCATCTATTGCAAATTGAAGAATCTGTTTTACATCTGTTATATTGACCATCTTATCATCTCCGCAAATTCATATTTTTCTCTGACTATTGTCAGTCTTTTTCTACAAAAAATTATAGCAGAAAAAGACTGATATCTCAATCAGAATCGGTCGAAATCCTCCTGTGTTGCCAACTCCTTATACCCCTTGTAATCATCATTTCCGTTCTCTGCATACATATCGTTCACCAAACCTATCGTAAGAAGGTCAAGGTCACGGATGCTTATGCCAAGTTGTACGCACCGAAGTAGAAATAACGGGGTTGTCATTTGGCGGTCAGTCGGGCGAAGTTTTTTTTAGACTCCACATCCGTCTGTACATTCAACCCCCATAATTCAATTATGGAAGGAAGTACCTGGTAAATGGAAAAGGTGTTAAACTCATCAAGCCACTCTTCCGGGGTGTCCGGGATATTGGGGTCTGCGTGTTTAGCCATCACATATGCAATGTTCTCAAACATCTCCAAAGAGAATAAATCAAGGTTTGAGTTATTCTCATCTCCTTCGCCCACTGCCTTCTCCAGGGAACGAAGGTCTTTATAAATATCCCTGTTAAACTTGATACGGTAAATTCTCGGAATGGCTGCAGATGCCTTGAACGGTACCTGCTTACCATCTATCTCCACATTTCTTACAATACTCATACCTGCTCCTCACTTTCTACGGAAGTTTTTGAAGTAAGATACACGCTCTTATACCAGTCCTGATATACGGCATCCGTGGTATCATCTCCCGTCTTTGCCTTTACATACCCGTTGGCAAGCGGTGTTGCCTTAAGGGAAAGTGTTTCTGTCTGTACCTCAATCTCATCCTCATTGGTCTGTGATTCAATGGACGGACGGCTTGCCGCACAGTTATATAGAACATGACGAATTTTCTTGATATCTCCGTCAAACTCAAATAAAAGTGCAAAATTGGCGGTTTCCACATTTGCATTCTCCACAAGAACCTTATTGTCATCCAGTTCTTCTTTCAGAACATCCACACGGAATGACTCCGGCACCATTGCAATCTCAAGGTCACCTTCGTAACCCATGTTGTTACTGATGGTGTAATAGGCATATCCGTCTGCGTAAAAATTACTTGGTTCGCCATTTGCATCCAGTCCGATGGATACCGCACCCGGAATCGGAACAGGTGTTGCATATGTCACATTGCCCTCTTCATCAATATTCAGCAGTGCGTAGTGTACATTCTTAAGGTTGTACTTTACCTTGTTTTTCTTATTTGCCATTCTGCTTACCTCCTTAAACTGGCATCTCAAATTCAAAGGCAACTTCATAGAGTTTTTCTTCCTCTATCCATACCTCCGACTGAGCATAAAAAATGCCGTGGCTGTCAAGCACGGCGGTTACTTTTTCTTCCAAAGACGGGTCTTTGAAATCTGTATACAGTTCTATCCTTACTCCGCTTATTCTGTAATAAACCCTGCCATCTGCTGCGAAATTACCATCATCCGGCAACAGGTAACAGATAAACGGCGGGTCGGGACTTTCCCCCTCTGCAAAGTGGTCATATGCAAAAGGGATACCCATTTCTTCTATGATTTTGGCCAACTCTTCCATCCTTAACCTCCAAGTGCCTTCCTGATGTCTGACTCAAGTTCCTTTACTGCACTCTCTTCTGCAGGCGCAATATGGGGGACTGCCTTTGTCCTTCCACCACCCCTTTTGGCATGACCTTTCTCCAGAAGATGTGCAAGCTGATATTTTTTCGGAGAATACACCGTAAGTTCCAAAGATTCAGAGGTCTCTTTTGTGGTCTTCGCTGTCCAGCTCTTCGAGTAGGCACCTGTTTTCTTTGGAGCGTTTGCCTGAATATCCTTTTTTACTGTTCTTCCGGCTTTCCTTACGGCAGTCTTCATGTCAGCCGTGGCAAGATTCTTATACTCCATCAGACCTTTCATGATTTCTTCAGCCATGCTGTCAATTGATACATTTGCCATGCTATCTCCTCACTTTCCGGCATCTGAATTTCAGACACTTATTCTTAAAATTCATGTGGTCAATGAATGTGATATCATAAAGTTCCCCGTCAAATACCACACGGAGTTTTGTGGTGTCGGCATCCTTTAAGGCCTTACAGTATCTGACCGTAAAAGCAAGGTCAGAATCATAAAGTGTATTAGCTGCCACATTCTTTTCCGAACCACTCTCCCCACTTACCGTTGCGTGGCAGGTATAATAATCTGTCCACTGGTTTCTGTGGTTACCAATGGCATCGGAAACCACTTCATTTTTCTGAAAGGTAATTCTTACATTTAAGAGTGATACTTCCATCAGAATCCCGCCTTTCTGATACCCGAAAGCAGGGAACGCAGTGACATGGTAAGTGCATGATGATCACAGTCCTCCCTGTGCTCATACTGGTATGCCACGGCATACATGACCGCAGTCTTTGCAGTATCCTTTTTCTCAAAAACAGTCCTGCTTTTGATTCTTGCGATGTCCATACACAGACGCTCGGAAGAAAGAATCAGATTTTCAAGAAGTGCATCATCATCGTCAAAATCAATCCGAAGATAATTCTTCATTTCTTCAAGGGAAATTATCATATTGCACCTCCATTACGAAAAAGGGAGTAACTTTTCGTTACCCCCTCTTATCTTACTCAGGCTTTTGCTGACTGTGTATCTGCCTTAAGTCCGAGAATCTTTACAGCCTCCGGCAGGATTAACTTGCTGTCCACACGCTCCTTGGCAACAAAGCCAATCATTCCGTTTCCGGCAAATAACTCGTTGAGCTGCTTGAAGGAACGAGTACCACGGTCACCGATGTTGTAATACTTGTAATCACCGAAAGCAATCGCATCCGTAGGTGCGTATGCAGAGGTGTTTACCTTATAGCCAAGGATTCTGTCTGGCTCTCCCACCTGGTAGGAAGGCTGCCAGATATAGGCACCGTTATTGTCCTTCAGCTTGCGAATCTGTGCCAGGGTAGCATCGTTCATAATAAAGGATGCGTTCTTACGGTAAGGTCTCTTAAGACCGTACACAAGGTCAAGCAAATCATCAGACTTCAGTGCTGCAGAAAGAGTACCAACTGACTGACCGCCTGCTGTCTTGTCGAAGATACCGACAGGCTTGCCCTTGCCGTCACCATTTAAGAATGCATCCTCTTCTGCATTTGCCAGCGCCTTGCCAAACTCTGTGATGATGTAGCTTTCAAGATTGAAAGCAGAATCATAAAGCAGCTCCTCTGTTACCTTGATTGCAACATGAAGTTTGAAGGCATCCAGATAGATCTGGTCAAAGGTTGCATCCCCAAAGGACAGTGCCTCACCTTCCTCAATCCATGCGGCCGCAGGCTTGGTGGCTGCAATGTTAATCTTATGCTCCCCAGATGTGGTAATCTTGGTGGCAAGACCACGCATGATGTTCTCTTCGGTAAGCACATCAATCAGTCTGTTGTCATACTCCACAGGAACAAGGTAACCACCATCGGCATCCACACCTTCCTGCAGTACATTTGCCACCTGTCTGAAATTGGTACGCATTGCTGTAAGCATTGCCTGCCTGTATTCATCGGATGCACGTCCGGTCTTTTTCTCGCCCTGTGGCTCATCCTTATAAGGCTTGCCCGTGATAGGGGAATTTACAGGCTTTGAAAGTTCCTGCTCCCTTCTCTCTGCCCTCTGCTGTCTGTCGATGGAATTGGTAAGTTCCTCAATTTCAGCTTCCATTCTGCTGTAAGTAGCAGCATCCTCGGCAGACAAATTGCCGTTCTTGTCTTCATGGGTGTTCACAAAGTCCTTTGCAGTTTCCCATGCCTTTGCTCTCTTCTCGATTAATTCTTTTACTGTCATGATACAGTCCTCCTTAAATATACTTTTTGATAAGGTCTAAACGGTCTCTGATTTCATTTGCAGATACACCGTCAGTTACTTTTGGTGCAGGGATTTCAGCCTGCCTGGAAATATCCACACCCGGCTTTTTGTAGTGCTGTTCCAGCTTATTGAAAAGGGCATTGTTTACAGCCCTGCGTGAAAAAAGCACGGAGTCGGATGGTTTCTTTTTCTCATCCTCTTCTGTGCCTTCTTCTGACTCTTCATCCTCTTCTTTTTCCGGGAATGCATCCCTTGTGATGATGTCATCTGCAAAGCCAAGTTCCACGGCCTTGGTGGCATCCATCCATGTTTCTGCATCCATGAGCCGGGACAGTTTTGCCCTCGACATTCCCGTTTTCAGTGTGTATGCATTTATGATGGAATCCTTGACCCCCTCAAGCATCTCGATAGCCTTTTCCATCTCAGTATGATCACCAAAGGCTGATGTGGCAGGGTTATGAATCATCATCATGGAAACAGGGGACATAAGTACGGTATTTCCTGCCATTGCAATGACCGATGCTGCCGAAGCAGCAATGCCGTCAATCTTGACCGTGACACTCCCCTTGTAATTTGCGAGCATATTGTAAATCTGTGCTGCCGCCACACAGTCACCACCCGGGCTGTTGATCCATACCGTGATGTTTCCACTCCCGGCATTTAATTCATCCTTAAACATCTGTGGTGTAAGGTCATCATCGAACCAGCTCTCTTCTGCAATCGTTCCGTGCAGTTCAAGTATCCGTTCTACGACTTCTTCGTTTGTTTCCCGGTTGAGCGTCTTTTTGCTCTTCCAGTTCCAGAACTTCCTGTTCTTCATCGGAATCCTCCTCTCCGTTTTCTGCAGATGCTGCAAAAATACCTGCATCCTCAAGTTTTGTCATGTTGCCATTGATAAGGTATAAATCCCCGCCAAGTTCAGCCGGAATCCGGTCAAGGTTCTCCAGTTCCCTGATGTCATTTGCTGACATCCACCCGTTCTGCCTTGCCGTTGCATAGCCGTTCATACGGCTCTGGTAGTCTCCACGAAGAAGCCCGTCCACATTAAATTTGATAAAATAATGTTTCTTTTCTTCTTCCGTGAAAAGCCTTCGTGCCATTGCCTGTTCCAGCCTTGTAAGCCATGGCCGTAATGTGTACTGCACATATTCCAGGGACTGCTGTTCGATATTGGAGAAGGAACTCTTCTCCAGATCAGCAACCATGTGCGGAGGCACACGGAATATCCTGCATATCTCCGTAACCTGAAACTTTCTCGTTTCAAGGAACTGTGCCTCTGATGGATTGATGGATATAGGGGTATATTTCATACCTTCTTCAAGGACTGCAACCTTATTTGAATTTGCAGAACCACCAAAAGTCTGCGTCCAGCTCTCCCTTACCTTACTCGGGTCTTTCAGTGTTCCCGGATGTTCCAGCACACCGCTTGGAGCAGCCCCGTTGGCATAGAACTTCGAACCATACTCCTCTGCTGCGATGCCAAGTCCAATTGCATTCTTTGCCATTGCGATGGGAGAATATCCGACAAGACCGTCAAATGATAATCCCGGAACGTGGAGAACATCTTCCGGTTTCAGCCTTACACTTGACCCCTTATTTGTAGGGGCGTCATCAGAACTTACCATGTATTCGTAATAAAGCTGTCCTCTCTCATCCCTGTCCACCGTCATCCTGTCAGGCATGAGCGGATAAAGACCGATAACCTCTCCCTTACCGTTTCTGATAATCTGACTGTAGAAATTGCCCCACAGTAACAGATGCGTAAGTGCCACTTCAAAGAAAGAGTAAGCCGTCATCTCCGGGTTCGGTTCATCATGCAGAAGATGGTACAGTGGATGGTCGATTGCCTTTTCCTTTCCGCCATCTTCGTTGTATCTATAAAGATGAAGTGGCAGGCTCGCCACCGATTCCGAAATTACCCTGACACAGGCATACACTGCCGATGTCTGCATGGCCGACCTCTCATTTACCCTTTTTCCGGCAGCACTTTGTCCAAGAAAAAAACTGTAGGCACTGCCTGCAGTTCTATTTGTGGGTGCATCCCTCGATTTAAAAATTCCACTGAATATTCCCATTGCGATACCTCCTTAAAAAACAAGCAACCCTCTTGTATCATACACACTTTCAGAAGTGTCATTACCACAACGGATTGCTCTGTCGAGTGCCATGATACAGGCTATGGCACCGTCTATCTTTTCTGTTGATTTTGCTTTGTCCGGCTTTATGTTTCCGGCAGGGTCGGTACGGATAAATATGTTATCCATGTTCCACCGAAGAACGGGATGCCCGCCATGTGCAATCTTCTGCTCAAGTGTCAGTTTCATCAGTTCTTTGGTAGGTGGGGACATGGATGCAAATCCCTGCCCCATTGCCACCACATTAAAACCCATCCCCTCAAGGTTCTGCACCATCTGAACTGCTCCCCATCGGTCAAAGGCTATCTCACGGATATTGAAACGTTCCCCAAGCCGTTCTATGAATTTTTCAATGTAACCATAATGGACAACATTGCCCTCGGTTGTCTGAATGTATCCCTGTTTCTCCCAGAGGTCATAATTCACATGATCCCTTCGGACACGCAAATCAAGTGTCTCTTCCGGCAGCCAGAAATATGGAAGGACATAATATTTATCATCCTCATCAAGTGGAGGAAACACCAGGCAGAAAGAAGTAAGGTCAGTAGTGCTTGAAAGATCAAGTCCCCCATAACATACACGTCCTTCCAGTTCATCCTCGTTGACAGGAAACGCACACGCATCCCACTTATCCATCGGCATCCACCGGACTGCCTGTTTAACCCACTGATTCAGCCTGAGCTGACGGAAACTGTTCTCTTCTGCCGGATTCTGCTTTGCCGACTCACACGCTGCCACAACCTTCTCCATCTGGATTGTCTCTCCAAGGGACGGATTTGCCTTTGCCCACACCTTCGGATCTGTCCAGTCCTCATCCTCGGATGCACCATAAATCACGGGATAAAATGTCGGATCTGTTTTTCTGCCCTCAATGATATCAAGTGCCTTCTGATGCAGCTCATAACAGATAGAATTGGTATCATTTCCGGCTGTAGTGATAAGGAAATACAGTGGCTGTTCACGGGCATCCCCGGAACCTTTCGTAAGGACATCATACAGTTTACGATTTGGCTGTGCATGGACTTCATCAAAGACAAGACCGCTTACATTCAGTCCATGCTTGGTTCCGACCTCTGCCGACAACACCTGGTAAAATCCATTATTATAAAGGTTGTCAATCCTCTTTGTTGCTCCTTTGATCTTGCTTCGTTTTTCAAGGGCAGGTGTCATCTCGCACATCACCCTTCCAACATCAAAGACTATGGATGCCTGCTGTCTGTCGGCAGCCGCACCATACACTTCTGGGGATGCCTCCCCGTCCCCGAACAGAAGATACAGTGCAACAGCGGCCGCCAGCTCTGACTTGCCGTTCTTCTTTGGGATTTCGATATAGGCCGTGGTAAACTGTCTTTTGCCGTCTGCTTTCAGGATTCCGAATAGATTTCGGATAATCTCCTCCTGCCATGGCAGAAGAAGAAACGGCTTTCCCGCCCATTTTCCTTTGGTATGGCAAAGGCACTGTATGAAATTCACGACATAATCAGCCTGGTCTTCATCATAGTAGGACCCTTCTGCCATAAACTCTGTAGGTATAAACTTCTTCTTTTTCTTTGCCATATTCTCACTTCCTTCCACGAAAAAAGGACTCCGAAGAGTCCCTGTTTCAAAATTGTTTTTTTAACACATTCCGTCAAGTTGTTCGTATTCAGCTAACTTCCTTGTGTATTCCTGTGCAATGCACTGCCTTCTGAATGCATTCTTTTCGCATCTGCCCTTTTGGTAAAGGTCTTCAAGTTCTGCCTTTCTTCTTTTAAGTACCTCGATTTCGTTTCCTTCTTCAATTTCAATTACATCCTTTTCAAATCTTGTCATGGCTGTTGCCCTCCTTGTTTTTTCGTTGTACTATATATCACTCTGAACACACATAATAGCAACAACTATCCGGGCATATTCTGCACAAAGATGTGTAAGTGAAATTGTGTAGTTATTCACAGTGGCAGCTATGGATGGATTCCAGTATTTTTTCCTGTTCGGAAAGCTCCACTCCCATGCTCTCCAATGCCTCCCGTGTACCACAGTCGGGGCAGATGAAGGTTTTATTGTCTGCCCTTGATAAAGCCGGAGCAGTACGGTAACTACTGCCACAGCGTGGGCATATCCTTTGTTTCATTTGATTATTCTTCTTCATGGCATCTCCTTCTGCTATCCTCGATAGCCTTATACAAAATATCCTCGTCAAATCCGAAGTTACGGTATCCCTCAAGGCAGGTGGAAACATATCGGCAGGTTGGAAGTCCTATCGGTCTGTCCTCGTGCATGATATACACATAAACCTTTCGTTCCCTTATCTTGCCCGTTCGAATTCCCTTAATGGGGAGTGTCATTTCCGCCTTGTAATAAAAGGCTGGAAAACCTTCGTACCTGTCAAGTCTTGCCTCATCGTCATCCGTGGTTTCCCACACGGCAACGGGAACGCTTGCACCTTCCTTTGGTTCGATGGTAAGGTATGACCCTGTCATGCTCCCCTTGAAGAGCAGTTCATAGTTTTGGATTACCGAAGTTCCGACTACCCTTGCATGAGGGCATCGCATTCTCATCTGCCTGATGTTCAGGTTACTGCCATAAGCAATGTAATATCGTTTCTGCATAATGCTCGCCATCCTTTCTGAAGGAAATACCCTTCTACCACCTTAAGACCGCCCAGGCGGTCAGATGTTTAAGGTAGCAGAAGGCTATGCCCTTCCGTTTCTGAAGGCTGTGTCCCCGGCAAGTCTTCTGGTAAGTAAATCCCTTGCTGTTTTGAACTCATCCCCGATGAATCCAAGCCGGAGAAGCCAGGTCCTCATTGCATATTTTGGATTTTCATTCTGCTGTGGCTTTGGACTTGCAGTTCTTACTTCCTTTGCCATCTGGCTGAGTGCAAGGCAAAGCTGAATGTAACTTTTAAGCTGTCCTGCGTGAAGTCCGTTTTTCTTACCATCAGCCGGGGCATCAAATTGGAAAAGCCGAAACTCAACCGTTCCCTTGGTAAAAGTGGCATGAAGGTTAAGCATATGGTATCGGCTGTCATTGTAATGGTGGTCTCTGCCGTAGCTTGCATTCTGACTTTTGTACCAGATGTCTGCAAGTGCTGACATGGTCTTTGGTTTTTTCTTATTGAGCTGCTCCAAAAACTGTGGGTCAACCGTCCGGCAGTATCGGTTCATTCTGTATCGGTCGAGGGCAAGGGCATCTGCTAAAAGGCTTTCGTGGCTCGCCATAATGTTTGCAAGATTTCTTAAAGTCTGTGGTGTATGCCCCTTGGCTCCGATGTGAATGTGTACCCCGCATCCCCTTGTGGAATCGCTCTTTGCACCTGCGTGTCTTAAAAGCCTTATCAGTTCCTGCAGGAGTTCAATGTCCCCGTAGGTAAGGATTGGGGTTACCAGCTCACATTTTTCACTGTCTGGTCCAGAAATGCTGACATCCTTTTGGAATTTCCATTCCCTGCCCTGCGTATCCCACGCTGACCATGTGCAGTATCCGTTCCGGCTCGACGTATTCTGGTATCTGCCAGTTCCAAACATGGTGGCGGCAATCTTTGCTGCCCTGTCCCTTGTTATGTTATTCATCTCGACCTCAACTCCAAGGGTCTGTTTTTTCATTTCTTCAATCTGTCTTGTGATTTTTTCGTTCATTTCCGTACCTCCGTGTGGTTGTTTTCCCTTTCGGTAGTACTATATATCACTCTAAAGACACACATTATCAAGCAATACCTGCACCATAATGTACACAAATATTGCCTGTGAACCCCATGAAAAACTGTGTATTTTACAGTCTAATCTTCATCACTGCATACTTCCATTCCAAGCTGGAGTTTAAGGTAAATATTGGTGTATCTCTGCTGTTCACTTCCCTCAGATGCCATCATTCCTTGGAAGAAAAAGTCCATAGCCTCTTCCCGGCTGTCCCACACCTTTTCTTCCCCGTAGCAGATGGTCTTTACCGTTTTCAGTTTTCTGCAGGAATCCTCCCCATACACAACATTCAGTCCACTTCCGTTATCCCATCGAACCATAATGGATGCCGTATCATCGACACCTCTTACCGTTCCCTTGGTTCCAATAGGTGGTGCTTGAATGTCATCCATTCGCACCAGTTCTACCCTTGTTCCTACTGGATATTCTTTTTTGATTTTCTCAACAATTTCTCTCGGTGGGAAAAACATTACTGCTCGCCTCCCTTCTGTCCGTTCCTGAATGCAGATGAACCTTCCAGTCTGGAAAGCAGCAGTTTTCTGTCTGCCTTAAACTCATCCCCGATAAATCCAAGGCGGAGTAAAAAGCATCGGAAGGTGTATTTCTCATTCTCGTTTGCCTTTGGCTTTGCCGTGATTCTCTTCTGCTTTACCGTCATTTCGCAAATGGCTGAAATGAACTTGGTGTATGTAAGTGCCTCATCTGGCTTGACCTCATTAAACCAAGGAAAGGAAATGTTCTCCTCATCAATCGTATATCTTAAGTCCTCAATCCCCAGTGCCTTTCGGATTAGGTCACCCTTTGCCTCCAGAAGGCTTGTAAGGTTTCCGACATTAACCTTTTCAAGCGGAATGGTAACGGTAAGCCCCATCGACTCTGGTGTCCCATATGCCGGAGGGCAATCCTCAACCGGCTCTTCCATTTCGATATCCGGCTGTGGCTCATCATATTCTGATGCTGTAGCTTTGTACCCTTTTTCCAGCAGTTTTTCCAGAACCATCTCTATTTCTTCACTGTCTGCCATGTCATCAAAAATCAATGTGCCTTCCCGGTCGATTGTAAAATAATCCACCTCATAATTGCAGGTCGGAACTCCCTTATAAACTGCTTGGCATTCCATGATTTCTGCCAGTGCATTTACAAATGCCTTTCTCTCTTTTCCTTTCACTTCATACTTAATTTGCATCGTTGCTACCTCCTTTTTTTGGTGTACTACATATATCACTCTAACCCCCGGAAATAGCAACGATTATGTGCATCTGCAGGTGTAGAATACACCCCTTACTTTCCAGCACTTAATTGTGCATAATACATAATGCCCGAAAGCACAAAATAAACGTTCGGAAGTGCCACTCCGTTCCCCCACATTTTGTATTCTGCCGAATCGCTCTGTGGGTTCTGTAACCATTTCCGAATCTGTGTATCTGACTTTGGTTTTGTGGTCTTTCCTATTGCTTTCGCATGGGTTTCAAAAACCTCTCTCCACCTGGCAATATCCTCATCAGTAGGGTCTGCTATACCAAGGTCATCACACCACCAGTCCGGGAATCCCTGCAGTCTTGCACACTCGGTCGGTGTCAGCCTTCGGACAATATAATCCGTTTCCACTTCATCATTCACAATCGGTGGATCCTTATAATCAGTAGCCACAAGTGTATTTGCAAGTTCCTCTTCAGCAGAGGTAAAGAAAGATGCCTTGGAAGAACTGAAAACAGGATGTGCCACTCCGCTTGCCCCCGCAGCCACAAGGGTCGGCTCAACCTCTTCTTCTATCTGAAAGCTGAACTTTGCATTGTATCCCTGGTTCATGGCTGGTCTGCCAATGCCGTATGAAGGTTCACCCACGAAGTTTTCTTCCGGTTTTTTCATCATCTGACTGGACGGTTCCTTGGGACCATCATTTGCAGATAAGGTTGCATGGACTTCGGCAAACGCAACAGCGTGTTGCTCTGTAGCATTTAATGTGTACATGATGTCGGATTCCTTATAACCGTCTCCTCTGTGGGAAGGTCGGCTGCCGTTTCCTTCAATCACAGCAATGCCACCCTGATTACAGGTAGGATTACCACCATTGGCATCAAGACATCGTGAAGTATCAGCCTCATAAAAACCACTGTTTGGATTATCTGATTTCATGCTGTTGCTGTTTTTACTACATACACCAAATGCCCTCGGCTGCACAACGGCAACACCGCCCTGGTTGGAATCCGGGGAATTACCGCCTGTATCTATGGTGCGTGAAGTATCCGTTTCATACACATTCTGCCTTGCATTTCTCGTACCCTCCGATGTGAACCGCACATCATAAGTCTTTGGTGGCTGTACCACAAATGGCTGGTTGTTTCCTCCTGTACCAAATGTAGATAGAATGGTTTGAGACACATCAAGCGGTCCCGTGTATCTGCTGTCCTGTGAGTGGTTTTCAAACATTAAGCTGTCAGTGCTGCCTGTTTCTCCAGTGCTTTCTGAAGTACGGCAGGCAGTACCTTGCCACGACTGGAAGCTCTCCGCAGAATACCCAGACAGGCCTTCTGACTCAAATAATATTTTTCCGGCACTCCCTCCATCAAAATCTGCGACAAGGTAGATACGTTGTCTTCTCTGGGGTACACCCCAATACTGAGCATCGAGGAGTCTCCATGCGACTGAGTAACCGTTTCCCATGATGCGTCCTGCATTCTCCCATTTTGAAGGTTTAGGTACTGACACCTGTTCGTCTTTGATTTTGCAGACCTCCGTGAGGACTGCCCTGAAATCTTCTCCTTTGTTTGAGGAGAAGGCGCCGGGAACATTTTCCCAGACGATGTATCTTGGATATTTTCCATGTGTTGCTTCCCTCATTTCTCTTATAATTCTGACTGCCTCATAAAAAAGACTGGAACGGCTGCCATCAAGACCACTTCTCTTCCCGGCAACGCTCATATCCTGACAGGGACTTCCAAATGTGATGATATCCACAGGCTCCAGTTCAGAACCTTTTAATGTTGCAATATCTCCGTAATGTTTCACATTCGGAAAACGAACCTCTGTTACCCGTACCGGAAACGGCTCAATCTCCGATGCCCATATCGGTGTGATTCCTGCGAGCAGTCCACCCAATGGAAAACCCCCGGAACCGTCAAAAAGACTGCCGAGGGTCAGTGAAAATTTATTCTGTTGTTCCATCAGCATCCTCCAGTCCTTTCACAGCATCTTCGTAGCTGATTTTCTCTCCTTCACGGATGACATACACATCCATGCTGTCACCGTTTCTGAATTCAATGTATCTGTTTACGGCAACATCCACGAACTTTGGCTCCAGCTCCACACCATAACAGATTCTGTCCATCTGCTCACACGCCATGAGTGTGGATGCAGAACCAAGGAATCCGTCAAGAACTATTCCGTTTGCCTGGGTACACTGTTTTATCAGATAGGCAATCAGCGGCACAGGCTTACTGGACGGGTGTCCGAAGCCATCCTCCTTTGAATTTTTGATGCCGTCAAATTCAAATACGGATTTCTGTTTCTGGTCCCCATACCATTTATGTTTTCCATCTTTTTTCCATCCCCAGATGATTGGCTCCATGTTGAACTTCCAGTCAGTACGCATAAGGGGTGCCCTTGGCTTTTTCCATATCAGTCCTGCCCCAACCTTAAAGCCTGCATCCTCATATGCATCATAAAACACACGGGCTTTCATGGTGGCATAGAACACATAGATGGATGCATCATCCGCCATGCTGTCCTTAAAGTTCGTAAATGCTTTCATGAGGAACTCATATCCCTGCTTGTCATCAAGGTCATCGTTTGCAATTTTCCCCGATGCATTTTCAAGCGCCACAAAGTATGGCGGGTCGGTGCAGACAAGGTTTGCCTTCTTTCCTTCCATCAGTCTTTCATAGGTTTCCGGCAGGGTGGAATCCCCACAGATAACCCTGTGCTTTCCGATGTGCCAGATATCACCCGGCTGGGAAAAACACGGCTTTTGCAGTTCCTCTTCCACATCGAAATCATCCTCTTTGGCATCATCCGCATCCCCGGCAAGCAGGTCTGCAATCTCCTGATCATCGAAACCCGTAAGGGATACATCAAAGTCCATCCCTTCCAGTGACTCAATCTCAAGTTTTAACATTTCCTCATCCCAGCCTGCGTCCTGTGCATACCGGTTATCTGCAAGGATGTAGGCTTTCTTCTGTGCTTCTGTCAGATAGTCCACAAGCACACATGGTACTTCTTCAATCCCCTCTTCCTTTGCAGCCATCAGCCTGCCGTGTCCGGCTATGACATTATAATCTGCATCAATGATAACGGGATTGATAAATCCGAACTCACGGAGTGAACCACGGAGTTTATTGACCTGCTCCTGCGAGTGGGTTCTTGCATTATTTACATAGGGTATCAGTTTTGAAGTTTCCACCATTTTCATTTCCGTTGTATGTCTGCTCATCGGTTTTCCCTCCTCCGCATAAGATTCTTCATTCCCCGGCTGGCAGCAATGACATCCCCATGCAGAGCCTGTCCCTTTATGGTTCTGTATTCCTGCTGTGTCATTTTTTTCTTGTTCCCGTTCAGTGTTTTCAAAAACTCTGATAATTCATCTGATTTCTGCATAACCGTCATCCTTTCCTGCTTCGTAATAATCTCTCCATCATGTCATCCTGCGGGGTTCCCTGAAATTCCACAGAGCAGTTTTCCTTCACAATCTGGAATATCTGAAACCACACCTGGTTGACCTGTTTCATATACTGCTGTGACATAGCCACATACGGGCTGGCACACGCAGCTCCCGTGGTCGGATGCTTGGCAAGGAATCCATAATCTGAGATTGCCTGCTCACACTGCAGCCATCTCGCCACGCTCATTGCATACTGCTCGATAAGCTGGGTGCTGACCAGCTTTTCACATCCCCGTTCCTTCAGCCAGAGCCATGTTTCCTTAAACACTTCATCTGCACAAAGGGGACTTCCGTTTTTCTGTTTTGCACTCAGGTAGTCCTTTGGATCTGGGACATCCTCACCCTTCAAATCCGGGGTGTCCGGCAGTTCCATCACTTTCAGCTTTCTGCCACCCGGATTTCCCGTTTCCATCTTTTCTGTAAGAGCCTTGGACTTCCGTCCACTCCCTGCACGGGGACCACCTCTTGCAGTTCCATCTCTCGCCATTTCTTCACACCTTTCCATAAAATCTCACAACAGGGGGTTATACCCCGTTTGAAAACGCTTTTTTTCCACACGAAGGGGCGGCACCGTTGCCCTTTAGGACCCGTGGTAGGGATTTTTACCGCCCCTGCCCTTTTGGGAAATGACCGTCATGACTGTCATTCATAATAAAATGAAAAAAGTTTTATAATGACTGTCATGACCATCACTCATAAGAATCACTCTTTCTTCCGTGCCAACGGTCACCTCTCTCTGCGTGTATCCTTGCATGGCAGGACTTGCACAAAGATATAAGGTTGTTCCTGTCATGCGTACCACCTTCTGACAAGGGAATCTTGTGATGGACTTCCTCAACCCTGGTAAGCACGCCCTTCTCGTAGCACAACTCACAGAAGGGGTGTGTCTTAACATAGCTGTCACGGATGCGTTTCCACGCTCTGCCATAACGCTTCCTCGTGTTTGGGTCACGCTGGTACTTCTCGTAACGCCTGTTCTCTTCCTTCTGATGTTCCTCACAGAATCTTCCTTCCGTCAGCTTTGGACAGCCGGGGTGATGGCACGGGTGTTTTGCTTTCCTTGGCATTTCCACACCTCCATTTGGGCATAAGAAAAGCCCTTGCAGGTATCACACCCACAAAGGCTTGTTACGGTTGCCCGTTTATTATTCTTTTCGCATTATAATCATATCACAGCAGGGAACTCTCATTCTATCACATTAACTCTCATCATCATGCGGAATGGTGATTTCTTTCAAAGCTGCAGAGTGCATACGGTGAATGTGCTGAATGCTGTAGTTCATGTCCACGGCTATCTGCTCCCATGCACTAAAACACAGATACCTTTTCTCAAGAACCGTCTGATACTCCGCATTGGGAACTGCCCTGATAACCTCCATAATTTCCCGTTTCAGTTCCACAAGTTTATCAATATCACGGTTGATTTCTTCCTGCAAATCAATAATCTTGATTACGGCATCTGCCATACGGGAACCTCCACGGTTGGGATTTCCCGGCATATCGGATATTGTAGCAGTACACTTTGTAGCCAGTTCATTCAATGATGCAACCTGCTGAATCTTGGAATTAATACGCATATCTAAAAAACGGGCCTGTCCTAAATATTCTTTTGCTGTCATTTTGACACCTCCAGTATTTTATTCCCCTGGATTGTCATGTCTGCTTTGACCGCCTCGATTAAAGCGGTCTGCGTATTCTCCTTTAAGGATAACGCCCTCATAATCCTTTCATCAATGGTACCCCTGGCAGTCAGGTGAAGTACCGAAACGGTATTTGAGGTCTGACCCTGTCTCCAGAGTCTTGCAACGGTCTGCTGATACAGTTCCAATGACCATGTAAGTCCAAACCACACAAGTGTGGAACCACCGCTTTGTAAATTAAGGCCGTGTCCCGCAGAGGCAGGATGTATCAGTGCCACAGGCAGATTTCCTTCATTCCACTTCCTGATGCTGGCATCGGTATCAAGTTTCTGAAAATCAATGCCGATTTTCGTAAGCCTTTTTACAATTCTGTCATAATCGTGCTGATACCAATATGCCACCAGTATCGGTTTGCCATTTGCTGCCTCGATAATGTCTTCCAGTGCATCCAGCTTACGGTTATGGATTTCTATAATTTCTTCATCATCGGAATAAACCGCTCCGTTTGCCATCTGGGTCAGTTTTCCGGAAAGAGATGCTGCATTGGCCGCCGTTATTTCGCCATCCGGCAGTGACAATACCAGATCCCGTTTCATTTCCTCATAGCGTTCTTTTTCTTCATCCGACAGATAAACGACATATTCGGAAGATACCAGCTCCGGCATTTTCAAATGGTCGGCAGCTTTCATGGAAATGGTAATATCAGAAATTTTCTGATAAATACGCTCCTCTGCACCGGGAAGAGGTTTATACGAATACACGACTGGCCCGTTCATTCTGTCCGGTTTAAAGTATGCTGTTCTGAACTGACCGATAAACCTTCCGAGCCGTTCTCCCATATCAAGCAGTTTAAATTCTGCAAACAAATCCATAAGTCCGTTACTGCTTGGTGTTCCCGTTAGACCAACTATCCTCTGTACGGACGGTCTTACTTTCATAAGTGCCTTGAAACGTTTTGACTGGTGGTTCTTGAAAGAGGAAAGTTCATCCACAACAACCATGTCATAATCAAAGGGAATACCGCTTGACTCCACAAGCCACTGTACATTTTCACGATTGATAATATAAATATCCGCCTGCGATGTTAAGGCAGAAAGCCTTTCTTTTTCCGTTCCGACAGCAACCGCATAAATAAGGTCGGACAGATGCTCCCACTTATCAATTTCAGCACTCCATGTATTCCTTGCCACACGAAGCGGTGCAATTACCAGAACCTTATGTACATCAAAGCTGTCAAAAAGCAGGTCATTAACTGCAGTCAGCGTGATACTTGTTTTTCCCAAACCCATATCAAGCAGGACTGCCGCCACCTTATGATTTTCAATGTACTGTGTGGCAAAGGTCTGATAACTATGTGGCTTGTATTTCATCAAGAATTCCTCCTATCTGCTCCATGCCATCCAGGACATATACTGAAAAACCCAGCTTTCTTAAAAGTTTATGTCTTGCGGTCTGTAATGGTCTTGGCTTTTCTCCCGGTGCTTTTACTTCCACAAAAGCAAACCTGCCTTCCGGCAACAGCACCAGGCGGTCCGGCATTCCGTCAAACCCCGGAGATAAAAACTTCGGACAGATACCGCCACATCGTTTTACTTCGGTTACTAATTTCTGTTCTATTTCTTTTTCTCTCAAATCTGCCACCTCCATCCAATGGGTTATGTGGAGGTCTATGGAGTGTATTTCCCTAACTTTATATATATCTAATTTTTTATGCCTTTAAGAATAGTTATAGAAAAGACATCCATAGACCTCCACACTATAAAAAATATCTTGTTATTCCAGGAACTCTGACTTTAATCGCAGACCGATAATAAGGTTACAATCCCTTGTCTTTTTACGGTCGAAACCGCTGCTTTCCAAGGCAGTGTAAAAATCAGCCGTACTGCGAATAAAGTCACCCACCTGGGTACAATACGCCCGGTATGAGTTATACACCTCTCCTGATTTTGCCGTGTAGCTTTCATCCACTTCACAGCATTCCATAAGGAAATGTGCCATCCAGTCATTATTTTCCTTATACTTGCGGATTGCATCCTGTACTTTCTGCGGCGGCTCAATATGGTAATCATCCTCGATTACCTTTTTTGCACCCGCAATGACCCAGGACAGAATCGCACCTCCGGCATTCTCAAACAGATAATCTGCAAAGTTCTTCACATCATTACTGCCTTCAATCTTTGCCTCAAAAGGAATCACAATCAGTCTTCGCCATGTGCCTTTGTCAATCGCACCGACCTTCGGCAGGTGGTTGGTATAAAGCACAAGTGTATGGCTTGGAATATAGGAAAAGGGTGCTTTGTATTTTTTCTCTGCATAAATCTCATCCGTAGAACAAAGCTGTTTTACATTGGAAGTATTAAGACGCATCCCTTCTTCCAGCTCTGCCGCAATCAGCAGTCTTTTTCCCTTTGCCTCCGCAAGTTCCGGTTTCACATTTCTTTTACACCCGACCGTCAGAACATCAGCGGAGATATTTCCACTGTAAGAACCCAGCACTCTGGATACCACATTCCAGAAGGTGGACTTACCATTACGTCCCTCGCCGTATGCAATAATCAGTGCCTCCACATATACTTTTCCGATAGCAGACAGACCCACTATTTTCTGTACATAATCAATGAGCGTTTTATCTTTGCAGAAGAATGTATCCAGCGCATCCTCCCACAAATCGGCACCTTCACCACTCGGATCCACGGCAGTCTGTTTTGTAATATAGTCAAATGCATCGTGTTCTTTTACAACACCCATGCCCTTGCGAAGGTCATAGGTTCCGCCTGGAGCGTTTAACAGGAACTCATCTCCATCCAGAAGTGTCTGTGTGATACTTACCATAGGTCTTACTTCTTTCAGTGCCGATGTGATGTACTTGGAATCCCTGCGTTTGATGGCATACTTTTTATAATTGATGGCATCCTCATATAATTCATAGGAATGAGCCTGCTCCTCATTAAAAGCTACAACCGCTTTTTTTGCACCCATCTGTGCCAGTATTTCAAAGGCACCATTCTGCTCCATTTCTTTGAGCCTTTTCTTAATCTCCGCTTCTGCCTCGGCAAGCTGGCGGGTAGTAAGTTCCTGTGCCACTGCCTGTGCTAACGGGTCTGACTCTTCCCAAAAACTACCGTTGTAAACAAGATAGCCCGTGGAAGGGGAATATCTGAGGCTTTCGTTATATTCCCTTGCCATGACAACAGCCTGTCCCACATCAGAATAATCTTCCGGTTTCAGTTCATAGCCTGCATTGTACTGTTCCGGCGGAATGTAGCCTTCCTGTGCAGATACCTTTGCACCAAACTTTAATGCACTGTTCCAGATGGTTTTCAGTTCTGCATCATCAAGCGGGGGATCACATTTTTCTGCTTTCTGTAAATAAAGCTGATATGCCTCTTCCGTATCTCCATAACGTTTGATAATTCTTCCTGCATAATGGGACATGGTACTGTTACGCTTTCCCTGTGGCACAAGGCTTGTCTGCTTATCCCAGGTTTCAAATTCCTGGTCATCAAGGAAATCTACAATGTTACTGCTGCCATCATAAAATTCCACCTGTGGTGCAGACACACCAAAAAGCAGTCTTGCACTGTCCAGTGCGTTCCCATCAAAATATGGAAACGAAGCTGCGATGCGTTTCTTTAAAGCTGTATATTCTTTAGAGTCAGTAATCTCCGGGATAACAAAGTACACATGGAATCTTGGACGGGCTGATTTGCCGTCTTTAACTTTCATATGATTTCTGCTGTACACGGCCACAAAAGCAACATCCGGGAAAGCCATGGCAACCTCAAACGGAGTAATCCAGTCATTCGGGTCATCGCTGTGGTCATTGTCGCAGTCAAGGGGAACGTTATCAGCTGTGATAAAATTAGAGTTACTACGATAATTATCCTTGTATTCTGCAGTGACATGGTCATGTTTCACTGCCTCAGCCATAGCCATTTCATCCGTGATAATCTGTTTATTTGGATAAACACAGTTAGACAGACTGCCCACGCAGTCTGCCGTATAAACCGTCAATTTCATTTCGCCTCCACCTCCTGCAAATCTTCAGAAAAATATCTGATTTTCTTTCTCATTTTTCCTGCCAGTTCAATTTCTTCCGCCATGCCCTCTGTAATTTTGTTACCGAACACCCACAGTTCATCACATTTACCGAGGAACACTTTATTCATGAACATTGCAAGACCACGCTCATGCTCTTCTGAAATGTACTGTGGCAGCAAGAGATGTGGTGCAAACGGAATGGTATTCTTTGCAACAGCAAATCTTGAATACATTCTTGCGTTGGCGGTGTTTCTCTCAATGTCCCCGGAATAAGGACTGCACACATACACGACTGGCTTGAAAGAGGCAGCTTTTCTTGCTGCCCTTTCTTCCTTTTCAATACGGCTTAATGCCTTATAGGTAACAGGGTCGTAGTAACCTTCTGCATTAAATTTATCTGTCATCTGCATCCTCCCTCTCCATCGTTGGTAAAATACCGTCAGCCTTTAACAGTTCATAGATAAAAAGACGTCCTGCCTGCGTCCAGTATGTATGAACCGCTGTATGCATCGAACCGTCACTGCCCAGATAACTATGAGTCTTTGTGCTGGTGTAACCCATCTCTGCATACTTCTGATACAACAGCCAGATTTTGTTGCCCTGCTTGTACTGCACACCTTTTTCATGAAGATACTGATTCATACGGTTTGCACTCCAACCATAATCCTTTGCGATTACAGAGATTGCTACAAGGTCTATGCAGTTCAGCACCACATCGTAATAGCTTGCTTTTGGTTTCATTTCAGTAATCTGCTGTTTCTGTACTGCTACCGTTTCCATCAGAGTTTTTGTCTTTTCACGTTCTGCTTTTAACTCGGTCAGTGCTGCAATCAGAATATCTGGGTCATTCAGCACCTCGTCCACTGCATAAACACCATGCTTGCGGATAGCAGGGAGTACCTCACTTGTTACCCAGTGTTTGAACTTTTTAGCAGTCGGCAGCTTGCTTGAAAAAATAAGGCTGTAAAGACCGGACTCGTTGATAAAGATGGTTTCCTGCGTTCTTCCCATACTGTCGATGAGTCCCCGTTTTAGGGAGTCATCTTCATCAACGTGCATAGCCAGTGCATTAAGAGGCTTTGCATATCCTAAAATAGAAGCTACATCCTTACCGACAAAATATGGCTCACCATTAATAGACATTGTGCGGACAGAGCCAAATTCCGCATTATTAAAAACCTGTAATTCGCTCATCTGAATTACCTCCTGTAATTTATTTGAGGTTGACCCTCTACCTTGTAGCCTTGGGAAAGGGTCGGATTGGACAGTTTTAGAAAATTTCCTGTATTTTCTTTTTGGCTCTCTGCAGACGTTTATAGACGGTATCTCTCTTTTCGCCTGTAGTAGCTGCATATTCCTCCGGCGTCATATCATCCAGACACATAGCAATGATGACTTCTGCATACTCAGGCTTTAACACATCACGGATTTCCTGGCATAATGCCTCGTACTCGTACTGACGGTCCCGTTCCTCTTCCTGCGAGTAATCTCCAACCGTATCCAAGCCATCACTTTCGTCAGTTTCCTCATCATCTTTACGGAACTGTTTCTTCAAATTTCCTCGATGACGGTCAAACTTATGCCAGTTGTTGTATTCAGGCTTATTGAACATCTCTTCAAACGCATCCTGAATCATGTTTTCCTTTTCTTCCTGTGTGAGATTTTCGCCATCCTCTAAAGACAGGCTGACCCACATCTCATCCATTGATTTTGCGTCCAGTTCAATTGTCTGGAACTCATTTTCATAACGAACCTTTAATTTCATTCTCTTGTCCTTTCCGCCTGACTCTTTGCGGAAGGGCAAGGAATACAAAATGGGCCGGTGCTTTAGAAGTACCGACCCGTGTTGCCTGAAAATGAGCATAAGGAAATAAGGGTACTTCTATCGCAACCTTCCACAGGTTGTCCTGTGATTGGTGCCGATATCTGTATCCCAATGCCCTTATAGCTAATCAGGCCTTGTGATATTTATTTAAGTGCCTCTGGCACTTAGTCGAATTAAAATGTCAGAGTTTCATTTTTAAACGAACTAAAAATATGTATAAACGAATAATTTTCTGCGAACGCATATTTGACTCATGGAAAAGTGTAGAATTTTTTGATTTTTTCTGATATAATAATGGGTAGACAAATTCCCACACACCCACTGAATCTATGTAAGCGCCTTGTTACTTGTTTTTACACTTACGAGTATAAAACATTAGCTCGGTAGAACTTGGTAGCGACGGGTAGGCTTGGGTATTAATAGACACTTAAGGTGGTGGAACTATGGAATTTAAGGTTTTTGCAAAGAAACTAAAGAATGTAATTGGCGGAAAGAGTAATACCAAAATATTTACGAAGACTATTTTTGAAGCCATGATGAATGAAAGTGGACCAGAATTATTAGCAGGCACTAGCCAAGATACTTTCAAGGCATATTTCAATGGCAATACAAGTATTTCAAAGGTTGCCGCTCTTATATTAGCAAACTTAAGTGATGACGATGAATTCCCTTCATACCTTGAAGGTTTCGGAGATACAACTGCACAACTGCTTGCTGATGAATTCAAGGACGATATCCCAGATATTAACTCTGTAAATGCTTCACTTAGAATTACAGACCTGTTTTTGGAAATCTTAAGAGAGGCTTCAGGCAAAGAAAAAAGCACTCCGAAGAGTGCTGATAAAGCCCCGCATAATATTATTGAAGAAAAGATACTAGCATCCGGACAGGCAGTAGCCGATGCGTGGGGCAACGCAGTAAGCACCCTGACAAACGGATTAAACGGAAACAGTGCTACTGGAACAACGAGTGTTCAGCTTCCTGAAGAACAGGCAGATGAATCACCATATTCTTCTGAAGATAATTTACTACTTCAAGAGTTCACCGCAGATTATGACGAAATCATGGTTGTTCTCATCGGAGAAAACTATGCTGAATCATTAATCGACAGGACTCTGCCTTGTAAAATAAAAGACTTGTATGAAACTAAGTGGATGTCAAAAGCAGATGTTTTTGCTGATCCAACCTTAAAGTCATATGTTTTTGGTTTGCTTGGGGAATTAAACAATATAAGCAACAGCTTTTTATTCGATGGCTCTGTCACTCCTTATTTTGGAAATGCCAGAACCAAAATACGAAATTTGTATGTAAAGCTTCATCCCGACCAATTTGCAGGAGCATTCCCATACGATGCATTTATTGATGATTGGGATGATGGAGAATATTAATAAACGGAAAGGAGGATGTTGATGCCATCAATTGATGAATCCATTCGTAAAATAGACAACGTCATATGTAGGCATTTAGATGAAATAGAAAACAATTCTCGTGGTGCTATTTCTCAAGATATTTTAGAGCAGCTGACAAAATTCGTAAATCACGTCATGCTCAAGTTTTATGCCAACGGCAGAGAAATACCTATCACTGCCGAAAACATAGCCAAGGCCACCGAGTTTGCACAGATAAACAGTGAATTATACACTTTATATAAATTCCATAATTACCTTGAAGTAGTCACTACACAATATACTTTGGATGAAGACGGTTCTGAACGATTAATGCTGAAGTATTACCAATACCTGCTGGAAGCCAAAAACCTTATCTGGCACTACTTCGGTATTGAGGTATTACATAACATAGACAAGTTTCCTCTTCATTTAGATGATACTTTACAGGAATACTATAAAAAGATTTCTGAAAAAATAGAACGACATCCAGTGTCATTACACAGTGACAGTAAGGATAAATACTACATTCAGAAAATTAAGCCACTGTTTGTAAACAGGCACATATATTACGAAATCACATTTATGCCTATAGACGATAGGAAGAACAAATCCAAATCTAACAGAGTAATTGCTTTTACCAAACTTCCAATCAAAAGCAATTATGCATCAAAGTTTCATCTTGTACATGAAACTATCGAGATATTAGGAAAAACGATGCCTATCATCATTATCGATGGCTGGGAAGTGTCCATTCGTGACTGTGAATTTCAAAATTTTATTAAACTGATAAAAGGAGAGAAAAAAAGAGTACCTTATCCAGAACAACGATTAATCTGTGAGTTTCTTACCAAAACGAAATACACTCTGACGGCTTTAATGGACTTCCCAGATAAAGCTTATGAAAAGATTACTCTCGACTGGAAAAGCAACCTTAAATCTACGGTGTTTATTCCAATTTTAGATTACTGCAGAGATCTTATACGAAAAGGCCGTAAAGGGCAAAATGTGCTGCGATATCTTCTTTATAACATGAACAACGTTATAATTAAAAGCCAATATTCAGATGGATACTATAGCAAATACTATGATGAATGGGTACACGCCGGAAACAGTAATCTTTCTGGTTTGTATTTATCAAATGGTTGTAAGCAGTTTGATTCTTTACCATTTAACAGATCTCCTGTTGGTCATAATCCAAAATTAGGAGCTATTTTCGATTGTATTCCTTGTAAGGACAAACGCCCGGAATTATTCGCAAGGTTTATTAGGAATAACACGGAAGGTAAAGGTCAGCTCTTCACTGATATTGATGAACTGAGTAATTTTCCTGATTATAAAATCCTTATAGACAAATATAACGATAGTCTTTGGCCTGGGCATAGACCAGAAAGTGATTTAATGCTTGAACATAATCAAGTATTTATAAACGATTACAAACTTGATACTTGCAAGGTGATTGAAAAATTACAGGAGTTGGCGAAGTCAGGTATTGAGAATTACAGTACAGATGTTGAATTTTGGCTATTATTTGATGATTACGAAATTGATTGTGATGAAAAGAAAGCTATCATCACTCGTATATTTTCAGAATCAAAAGTTGGTGTAATATATGGCTCTGCAGGTGTAGGAAAATCTACACTGATAAACCATGTTTCTCACTACTTAAACGATGAAGCCAAATTATATCTAACACAAACAAATCCTGCGAAAGAGAACTTGATGAGAAAGATTGATGCTGAAAATACAACTTTTTCAACAATTGAAAGTTTTAAACACCAAGGTTCTTCTTTTACAAAGTATAAATTATTGGTTATCGATGAATGTAGTACCGTTAGCAATAAAGATATGGTAGAGGTACTGCAAAAGGCAAACTTTGAAATGCTTTTATTGGTTGGAGATACTTATCAAATTGATGCAATTCAATTCGGAAATTGGTTCTCGGTACTAAAATCATTTTTGCCTGAAAGTGCTGTATTTGAGCTTACCCAGCCTCATCGAACCAAAGACAAGCGATTGCTTGAACTTTGGGACAAGGTTAGACATATGGATGATACAGCAAAAGAAGTCATCGAGAGAGAAAGCTACTCCTTAAAAGTAGATGAAACCCTACTCTCTTCACTTGAACCGGGCGAAGCTATCCTCTGTTTAAATTATGATGGCTTATATGGAATCAACAACATCAATAGATTCCTACAGGAAAGCAATCCTAACCCTGCTGTTCAATGGGATGTTCAGCAGTATAAAGTTGGAGATCCGATTCTTTTCCTCGATTCAGATAGGTTCTTCCCCGTCATACACAACAATATGAAGGGAATTATCAGGGGAATAGAAATCCTGGATCCAGAAACTCATGATGAACGCATTCAGTTTGATGTTGAGATACCAAAGGTAATAGATGAAAGTGATATCGGTTACTTAAATCTCCAACTACTCGAATGCTCGGAGGATGAAGATAAATCAGTAATCAGATTTAATGTACACAAATTAAAGAGTGCTGATGAGGATGGAGATGATAGAAGTTCAAATACCGTTGTTCCATTCCAAATTGCTTATGCCGTATCCATTCATAAAGCGCAAGGTCTCGAATACGACTCTGTAAAGATAGTTATTACAGATGAGGTGGAAGAATTAGTAACACACAATATTTTCTATACCGCCATCACTAGAGCAAGAGAAAAGTTAAAGATTTACTGGACTCCAGAAGTTGAAGAAAAGGTAATCAACAGAATCAAGCCACGAGATATCAGTAAAGATGTAGAACTTTTGAAAAACTATCTTAAAGCAAAACATCAAGATGATTCACTTGATGTTTTGCTGTATAACAAGGAGGTTGATTATGCGAATCAGTTATAACAAGTTATGGAAAATGTTAATAGATAAAGAAATGAATAAAAATGATCTCAAGGAGGCTGCTGGAATCAGTGCAGCATCCATTGCCAAGCTAGGCAAAGGTGCAAACATCACCACTGATGTTCTTCTCAAAATCTGTGAAGCCATGGATTGTAAGTTGGAAGATATCATGGAAACAATAAAGGATTAAGAACAATGGAAATAAATACATTTTTAGATTTGTGTTCCGGAATTGGTGGCGGCCGACTCGGTTTAGAGCAAGCGGGACTTAAAAGTACAGGTTATTCCGACACTAGCAAACTTGCAGTACGTACTTATACTCTCATGCACGATACCACAGATGAACCTTATTATTATAACTTGAAGAGAATTAAAACCGAAAAATTACTACCATACGATATGTTGATTGCTGGATTTCCATGCCAAGACAAGGTGTTTCCTTCATTCTGACACTTATATACATAAAAGAAAAATGATGTGTGAGGAACACACATATCAATTTAAGGATAATAATTACTCCAAAACACTTTCTAAATCAATGAAATATGTTTTTGAAGTTAGAAGATTATCAAATACAAGTAACCCGAATGTAATCTGTCAATTATCACTAAAGAAGACAGTACAAGACAAAAAGGATCTTCAAGCATTTGAGGATGTAATGATTAAGGAGGATTAAGTAATGGCAATATGGGAAGAATTTGAAATTCAATGCACGGATTATCTTAATAACAGATTCGGTGCATACGCAAGATTTTTTCATCAAGGAGGTGCCGATTCAACTGTACCTGACATCTTAGTTGAGACCAAGTCCGGCAATTCATTTTACATTGATGCTAAACACTCACCTGCTCAATGCGGACAGTTTGTTTTATTACCAGACCTTGATACGGGAACATTTGAATATAGCCGTCTCAATGTTAATCGAATCAACAGATACGCAGAAATGATAATGGACTATATGAATGAAGATTTCGATGCATTCAGAGAAGCTGGTACAGCCGGAAAAGATATTGATATGCCAAACGGCTCCGATATCTTCGCAGACTGGATTATCCAGGCATATAAAGACAAGGGAGCCGGCTTCTTTATCACAAATAACTATACAATTTTACCTATTGAGCGTTTCAGAGAATATTTCGAAGTAACAGCTAAGTATCGAATCAAACGAAGTGGTTCAGGCAATGTTGGTAAGAGCCGTCTTAAGCCTGTGATGGATTATATATCAACCCACGATTATGTTATTACAGATTCTCGTGTTGCCGGGGATAAGCTCTTTGTTGTTTCGCCACAGCAGCTACACGATCACAGATTCATCCTTCGTGGAATTGAGTATATGTTTTCTCTACGTGGAGATGAATATGAGCTTCGTAAACTCTCAAACACATACAACGCTAATGTTATTTTTTCAATCAAGCATAAAGCATCTACACCTGGTATGTCTGAACCAGAGTTTATTGCTTGTTTGAAGTAACGTCATCTGAAAACTGAATATACTGTTTAAGGGCATGACGATATGTACTCATGTAATACTTTCCTATCGGAAGATTTGCGTTTGGGTATTTCTTCATTTCGTCATTGTTACCCATATCCAAAAAGAGTTTTAATAGATATTCACATTTATCACTGCGGTATTGTTCATCAATATCGCAGTTTTCAATTTCTCGTTCTATTCTTTTTAGTCTTGAAATTGTATCTCCTGCAACCTTTGTTTTTACACCTTTATTGATAAGCCAATTTCTGAATTCAACCTCATTCATCTTTATTTTCCCTCCATTACTGTACCAATTTCCACTGCGATGAGCTGCAAAACATCAATTACTACTGAATTTCCAAATTGCTTATAAGCTTGGTTTGCACTCTTACAGATTTTATAGGAATCTGGGTATCCCATGATTCTAGCACATTCACGTGGATGCAACTTTCTCGTCTTTCCATTTATTAAATATCCACCAGTCTTTGCAAAGACACCTCCGCCATATGCAGAAAGAGTAATTGCGATACCCTTAGTACTGTATATTCTTTCGCCTTGTCCACCTTTGTTTACAATACCTAAACGAATAGACTTATTGCTATACTGGTTGTCTTCTACACCGTTGTAGTAAGTATCTGGTCTATCAACATATAAGTCCTTGACCATTTCTTCGTCTTCAAGAAGAAAATCTTCTACATGACGTGTTAACTCAAATGGCTTAGGGTACTTAAAATCATTAATCTCTAAGTCATTTCTAAAACAGACCATATAAATTCTTTCTCGTTTTTGTGGAACACCGTAATCAACAGCATTCAACACCTTCTGATAGAATGTATAACCCAATTCTTCCATAGTGCCTTTTACAACTTCAAGAGTTTTTCCGTCATCATGTGTCGCAAAATTCTTCACATTCTCCATAAAGACAACTTTGGGTCTCTTCGCTTTTACAATTCTTGCAACATCAAAAAACAATGTTCCTCTACTATCTTCAAAGCCACGCTGCTTGCCACTAATAGAAAATGCCTGGCAAGGAAATCCGGCACAGAGTATATCATGATCAGGAATCGTATTCTCATCAACTTGCGTAATATCTCCCTCCGGTGTATCACCAAAGTTCTCTGCATATACCTTCTGCACAGGGACATCCCACTCATTTGAATAAACGCAATTTGCGCCTAATGATTCTAATGCAATTCTGAACCCGCCTAATCCTGCAAACAAATCTATAAATGTATATCCTGTTAACAACTTCTTTTCTACTGAAATCATCTTCACAACTCCTTGTATTCATTTCCTTAATTATAGCGCAGTGCGCTATAATTTTCAAGAAGTACGAAGAAAATTTACAATTTCATTTTCTTCTCTTCTTCGATAATATTCCAAAGTTCATCTTTATCCATCTCTAAAAAATCGGCAAAAAAATCTAGATTTCTCTTTGATGGAGTTAGATTATTATTTTCAAAACGAGCATAATACATGGGTGTAACTCCCATAAGTTCAGCAGTTTGTTTTTTTGTAAGTTGCTTTTCATTTCGTTTTGCAGCGAGCATTATACTTAGTTTTGATTTCGTTTTACCTCACCGCCTTATTCAATAGTCCTGTATATTCAACCCGAAATCAATAGTCTTGTATTCTCAACCTCTATTTTACTCTTATTTTTCGCTCCTTAAAACAAGAAAATCCGAGACCCTGGATTTACTTCCAAAGCCTCGGAAAAGCCTTATATTTCAAGCATTTTCACACTATCAATTATGTACTTTAGTCAACAGAACCACGCACTCCACATG